GAAATCCGTGATTCAATCATGGAAGGCATCAACATGTCTGAAGGCCGAAATGACGTTCCTCAAGTCACACAACCTGAAGTCGATGAAGATGCCATCTCAACCCAAATCGAAAAAGAAAATCAAAAGCGCGACGACGAAAGAAGCAATAGCTTACTCAATGGTATCAAATCTTTAAGTAGTAGCACAAGTAACCAAATACAAGAGTCGGTGAAAGAAGGCTTTGGTGAAGCCAGTGCAAATCTTCAAGAAGTCAATAACCACATGAAAGAGAATGTGCTTATTGCGGCGGCTGCACATGCCTTCGAATTGAAAAATAAATTCATCGAATACCGTGAAGAAAAGAAACAAGCGAAACTGGAACAAGAACGTGCCGACGCAGACGAAATGCGAGCGGAAGAATTGCGCCAACAGCAACTTGACCAACACGGTGAATTAGTCGAAGCCGTTGATGAACAGGGTGAAGTCATTGTCGATGGTTTCAAAGAAGCCCTAGCCGAAACGCCATTGCTTTTACCGCCACCAGAAGGCGCTGAAGATTTACCAGTGATTATGGATAACGAACCATTGTTACTTGGTATGGATGATATGGCGAAAGGCATCGGTGAACAGTTGATGCTGATTGACCCGATGCAATCTATCAATGATATGAGCGAGGCGGTGACGGGGCAGTTACAAGAGCTTATCGACCTTCAACCCAAACAAGGATTATTCGACGAATCACAGAATCGTAGCAGTAACGTCATTGATGCCGACTTCAGCGAAGTTTTCTCAAGCGATGATGCCGACGCAGCGGAAGAAATAAAAAATAAACGTTCTGGTATACTGGCCAAAGTCGGTGGTGCCTTTGAAGCCATTGGCGACCTTATGAGCGGCATTGTCAAAGGGGTGGGTAAAGTCATTACCGAGATTGGTACTTTCCTTGGTGAAGCCATTGGTGGCGCTTTAGGTGGTCTTATGAAAGGTTTGGCAGGCGGCTTGGCTGCATTGGGCAACCCTGCTTCATTACTTGGACTGGCAGGTCTTACGGCGGCGATTAGTGGTCTATCCATAGCCATTGGCTATGCGGCTCAAGTGGGCGGCGAAGACCTCGTGCATTTAGGCACCATGTTCGAAAGTATATTTAGTGGCATCGGTGAAGTTGTCACCAGTATTGGCGGTGCCATAGGTACAGTCATTGATTCTATCGGCGGCAGTGTCGAAGGTATCTTCCGTGTGTTTGGTGAGAACTTACAAATTATGAGTACCTTGGACGGCGGTCAGCTATTGGGGGTAGCGGGTGGTATCACGGCTATTTCTGGTGCCATGGCGGCAATGGGCGCGGCGGGTATCGCAGGCGCGGCAGGTCAAGTGGCGGAAGGTTTAGCTGAAGGATTCAACAACTTCATCGGCGTTGATGTCGATGGCCCAATTGACAAGCTTGTTAAATTAGCCGACGGCGCGGAACACTTGAACATGCTAGGGGAAACCTTTGCCAACTTCGACACCTTCGTGGAAGCCTTCAACCGTGGCCTAAGAAATGTCGATGAAGATGCCTTAGACTCATTCATCAAAATCGTGAAAGATGTTGACGACATCGACATGGGAAAATTACAAGTGATTGCGGCTCATAGGAATTACCAAGCCGAGACACAATTCAACCAAGCTCAATTGGCACAAGTGCATCAAGGACAAGTGGCGGCGAATAATAATGTGGCGGTGGCGAACACCACTACCAACAATAACGCGACGAATGTCACACAACCTGACTCTTCTGCTAGAATCAAGTTTAACGGAAGTAAGTCTTAATCGCCAATGACTTTTAATACCGCCACTGCGGCTTCTTGCTCAGTGGCGAATGAAAGCTCATATGGAATCATGCAAGCGTCATGGTCTTCTATTTCAGGCCGACCCATCCAACGCGGTGACGAATGTCTAGCACCGACAATCTCATAAGTCCATGTACCATTCAATGTGGTCAATACCCAAGCAACGATTTTGTTGCCTTCTTTTAAAGCCAGTATAGGACGGCCAACGGACATGTTAATTCTTTCAAACTGCATTAGTATAATAACCCCGCTCGTATATGATTCAAGTAAAACGCAAAAGCAAATAAACCAACCGACAGTATAGCCGAAAACGAAGCGTAATTGAAACCCCATTTATCATGCATTTTCACTTTGCCCATCTTATCAAAGTATATAAAAGCGAAAGCTATAATTGCAGATGTAACTATACACACAGTCATGGCATAACTAAGCCAATCGTAGGCGGTGACGGTGGATATGAATTCAGACATCTCTTGGATGTAAATAATAATACCAATCATTATCACACATAGTGCTATCTGGAATAGAAAGAAAATATTATCCTTCGTTGCACTATGTATGAAGCTTTTGTGATAATCTAGGATGAGTGTGTATATAATGAAGTTGAGTACACAGAGGATACCCGACCCTATTGCCGTGTATCTTAAAATATCAAATGCTAGTTCTTGCGGTATCATAATAGTTCCACCCATTCCATGTAAAAGTCGCCAGTGATTTTAATGACACCACGTTCGGCTAGGACATCAAGACCCCACGCCATTGCCTCTTCGGTGATACCAAGCTCATAAGAATTGTAAATAAAACGTCCTTTCGACATATCATTGTCGTCATCGACGCTTTCAAGGTGCGCCTGAATTTGCGCAACAACGTCGTCAGAACGTTCACACAAAACAAAGTCCAATAGTGTATATTCAGTGTAGCCGTTCGCCTCTTCCATTTTAGAAGCGTGAGCGTTTACAAGTTGAGCGTAATGCTCACTACCGTGCTTTAACACGTCAGACACAGTGATGCCTTCGGCCACAACTTTATTATAATGGCCTTTGTTTTTCCAATGCGGATTTTGGGTGTCAGCGTCACCGTTTGCTAATAAAGCGTAGTTTTCACGGTAGTTGTAAGTAGCGATAAGAGTGAATGTAGTTTCCATGCGTAATATCCTCAATAAGAATTATTTTTTAATGTCTTTTTTAACTTGTTTCCACATTTCGCGAAGACATTCTTCACTGTACATCGACTTGCAATATGAGAAGTCAGCTTCATATTCATCAAGACAGTTGTTTGCAATTTCGTCTTTGGCGCAAATCAATTCAACAGCTTTTGCGAATTTTTCTTCTTCACCTTCTTTGGCAACAACACTAAAACTTCCAAAGTCACGGTCATACATGTAAGATTCAATTTTAAAGCGCATATTGTTTTCCTCATTTCTTAAATACAATATACGCTATGGATTGTATTAAGTCAATATTAAATCTGACTTTATTTCACTTTTTTTCGTTTCATGCTCGTGCCAGAACTGAACCCCTATCATAGTCAAGGTCATTGGTATGATAACATTGATAAAAAGTCCGACAATTAAAACGATTGTTATTGGTTGATTAAACAGAAATTGTTTATCATCATTGAATAGATACGTCACCAAAGCCCACGTTCTATCCGAATAGATAAGATATGCAACTAGGACAAACATACCAGTTATAAACATCTTTGCCCCCTTTACAAAATTATCCAGTTTTTCTAATTTATTTCTTTTTCGCTCATTAATACGACATTTACAACAGCAGCGATTCATAAGGTTTAGTTCCTCCATTCAATGATTTTATCAATTAGTAAGTTAGTTAAAACGGTGACGGTGGTCGGTATGACAACGACGGATACAAAGCCCCCAAGCGACCCCGCAATATATTCTGGCGCACCATGGTAATACAAGAATTGTGCCAATCCAAAACCAACAATGGCAAAAGACACAAGCATGGTGATAATAAAGACAAGTATAAGAAATGCAGTGCGTACCATTATTCTTTTTCCAAATGATTTTTGAACATCACGATACCACTGAATGACATTACTGGGATAATGGCAAACGATACGATTACGGAAAAGACAGCCGAAACTAACCTAAGCAGCCCATCATGTGTGTCTATTAATGGGCTTAGTAACCCTTCCATGACCATTAATGATAAAGTGACAAGAATGACATAAACCACTAAAAACACAAGCATTAATACACTAGCGATTAATAAATTCTGTGCAAGGTTTATATCCTTGTTAAGTTCGTCCGCCACTTCAAAGTGTAGGTTCACATAGTCGATAAATAATTGTTTCATTAGATTCCTCCTCGATTCAATGAATGCGAGTAATATAAACGACCTTCATTTAAACGTCAACTACTTTTTTACATAAATATAGATAAATTTAATAATCAATTCACAGGATACTATTATGGATAACCATGATTCTGAATCATTCAACCAATTTCGTGAGGAATTGCGAGGTAAACTATCATCTAAGCTTTACGACAAAATCAATGACCTAAGAAGCGAAATCGGTGCCAACTTTGACCAACGTATGCCTGTATCAGAAATCATTTCTGGTATGGTGTGGACAGATGACGCAAAGAAGGTAATGAAAGAAATCAATAAGACTCGTAAGAACAAAATGTACGAGCCTACTGGTAAAGACAAGCTTAACAACCACCGTTACGAATACGCAGGCATCCACATGGATAAGAGCGACTATCGTAGTGTTGATATGTGGAAAGAAGACATCGCTGAAGGATGGATTACCGAGCGTCGTTTAAAGCAAATCTTCCAGAAGTACGGTATTAAGTACATCGACGGCAGTGATGCCGACCTTGCTCGTTTAACGAAGGCGCAAGAAGCTAAGCGTACTGAAGAAGTGCGTGAGTTCAATAAGGACATGGCTAAGCTAGAAGCTAAAATCAAGAAGATTGTTGGCGCAGAGAACTACGCTCACATGAACGCAGGCAGTTCAGAACGCGGAGGCTACATTATTTGGACTATCGACTTAGACAAGAACTTCATGCACCAACACCCTATTCGTGAAGGTAATGTTTCTGAGGCATTTGGCTTAAAAAAGACTAAAGGGTTGAATCGCCCAGAACCAAAGGATTACACGATAGTTGATGTTTCTAAAATCAGGAAACACATGAAAAAGAATGGCATAAACAGTGATGCTGCATTGAAAAATCATTTTCGAGAATTCGGTGCCTTCGATATGCAGAAGATAGACGATGTTTACTTCGATGGTGATTATGTGATTGCGCCAACTGAGAGCGCGGGTTCATACGCCAAAGAACGAGAGCTATACATGGCTTTGATGTCGGCTATTCCACTAAGCGTTTTCAACAATAAAAAAATCGAATTGAAATTCGAACGTATTGAAGATGGCAAGGTTAAGAAAAGTGTAAAGGTCGATAATGATTCAATGGGTAAAAATTCACTGAATGAAGCCCGTAAGTATCGCATGGAATTCCCAAGCAATGAAGACATGATAAACGTGGCTTTACACTTGTACGGTGAAATCGACCCACCTAAGAAAACCGATAAGCACTTTACATTCGACGTAAGTAAGAAAGATAAAGTGATGAGTGTTATCGACATGCTAGGCCGTAAACACAACCAGTACGCCTTGAAGCCTGTATAAATAGTTTGTAATCGCATAAAGCTGAAATGCATAGGACTGGTACACCAGAACTTTACTTAAACCATACCTTTGCGATTAATTCAAATAACAGTGCCAATATCCTCTCATGCCCTAGCGGCATTGACGTATTGGCCTTTTTTATGCCTAGTGGTTATTAGCCACGGTAGATGTTGTTGACGATTTTGTTCAACTGGTTGAAGTGGGCAAGGGCTTTGTTGTCATTAAGGTTGATTACATATAAACGGTAAATAGCAACTTCATCGTCTTCTACAAAGCGTTCGATTTTGTAGAATTCTTTGTGAACCTTTGCTACCAACTCATCATGCATCAATTTTTGGCTTTCGCCGTTACGATAAACCATATGACCCATGCTACCGTCTTTGTTGATGAAGATTTCTTCATACTCGTTCAAGCTAACTTGGTTGCGACGTGGTAATTCGTATGATTTAACTGATAACATTCTGTTTTTCCTCAATAATTTACCTAACCAACAAATATATAATAAGGTATCCTCCACCAAATTGCAAGTATTTTTGCATAAAAAAAGGCGCAATCCTTGCGCCTTTCATACATCCGTATATGCCGTTTAGTCATACCTGAAACGGTATCCCCTCCATGAATTCCTTACCCTTCCGAATTACCTGCGACATTTAACTCGAAGTAGGAATAGGAGAATGTGACAGTGATGGTGGCCACTGTCGCATCTGTTAAAGTTTTGTCGAATGTGATACCAGAAATACTGCTTGGGAAACAGTATGAAAAATCCCACACCATATCACGCTTATAACCAGACTTGGAAATAACAGTAATCGGTTGTAACAACACATCGGCGTTATTACTTTCCGTACCTTTCCAAAAATTGGTGAAGTCCGTGAATAATTTGGTGTCTTCTGGATAAGCACAGGCTTTACCCCATGCTAATATCATCTCGTAAATGTACAAGTCTTGGTCTAAGATAAACGTCATCGTCAAATCATCGTATGACGCTGTATCACCCGCAATCTTTAACGGGGCACCAAGCGTTGGTACGCGAACCTCTGTAGAACCCGATGAGAAGCTAGGGATTTCAACAAGCTGAACGTTATCCTTCATATCAACAATCATCTCAGGAAAAATAACCTGAAACTTCGTTGGTACTAAGAAACCATCCGTCGTGCTGTTATTGTCATCACATGCTTTCGCGGTTTTAGCTACAGCCATGGTTCACCTTATTACGTTAATTCGTGTTCCGCGTATGAAACCACTTTGCCATTTTCTAATTCAACGGTGTAGTAACCCGCAGTCTTGCCTGTACCGACAACGTGGATTTTACCACTCATGCCATCGAAATCGTCATCAACTGAATTGATTACGACTGTTTCGCCTTTTTTAAATTTTTTTTTTGACTCTTCTAAAGAATCCTTTAAAATAGGCAATACAGCTTCAACGATTGGGCTAGTACGTGGTAAACCTAAAGCACGGATTTTTTCAAAGAACTCAGCACGGTTGTACTTTTGTGCGTATTCTAATACTGTGTCTTTAAGGTCGTCTTCGATACCGATGCTTTCTTTGATTTGCTGTTCGCCAACGAAATCATACATTGCAGCTTCTGCTACGGCTTTCATTTCTCTTACTAGTTCGTATTCAGAATTTTCAAAGATTTCTTTAATATCGCTCATTTTGAACTCCAATTGGTTTTGCAATAAATATTGTTTTATGTTCTTATTTATGGAGAAAAAACTTATGCTTTACGAAAAGCTTTTAAATGCTTGTTATATGCTGAAAGAATGCACTAAAGACGGTTTTCCTGAAAATGGAACGAAAGTTGTACTAGGCGAATCAACGCCTATGGAATATCACAAGGTTCCCGACATTAAGGTAGATGCGTTCATCTTCGAAAATGACGAGAAAGTAATCATCGCTATCGGTGGCACAAAAGACCTTGAAGACCTCTTAATCGACATTCGTATTCAGGAAGAAGAAGATGAGGTGATAGGTACAGCCCACCAAGGCTTTCTGTCATCGTGTAACCGTGTATTACGCTATATCAAAGAAAACATCAACACTGATGGTAAAGAAGTCGTCATATTCGGTCACTCACTAGGTGGTGCGGTATGTAAGCTATTGTCTATGAAGATGCGCGTTGACAAGGTGTACACATTCGGTGAACCTAACTCATGTAAGAAGAAACGCAAGGTGGAAGGCACTGAGTATATCCGTGTTGTCAACCAAAGCGACATCGTATGTCGTATCGCGTTCTTCTATAACCACGGTATTTTACCTAAGCATGAAACGGTGATTTATATTGACCGCCACGGTGATGTGATAATCAACCCATCCCGTCGTAAGATATGGCGTGACATTTTCATTAGCCGTCTATGGGTTATCATTGGTAAGGAACGTCCTTTCGACGCATTCCGTGACCACATCCTTGATTCCTATATTGACAGATTAAACGATATTGTCAAATCACAGAAATAAAAAAAAACCCGCCATTGAGCGGGTTTCTTTTTATAGGGGATGTATCATAAATGGTAATTATCAATAGTATTGGCCAAATCAGTTAATGCCATTTGAAGTTCTTCAAAGGCATCTGTTACACGACCATGCTTATCTTTAACCAACATTTCGGAATGACTTATACTATCATTAAGACCTAATTTGTATAAGCCTTTAGCAGCTTTGCCAGAGACTTTATTAGTATATTGTTTTTCTAATGACTCAACTTTATCCGCTAAGTCATCCAATCTTTTAACATACTCTTTAGCCGTCTTAGCTTCTGGGGTGTTTTCCGCTATGACTTTTTGTAAGCTTTTCATTATGACTGTGCTACAATCGTGCCATCGGCAGTAAGCTCAACGCGACAAAGCTTGTCACCTTTGATTATTCGACCACTCTTTTCAACGTATTTCCAGTTGAATTCGCAGCAAAGCTTACCATTACGCCACATAGCAGCCGTGTCTTCGATAATCACTTGGTCGAATGCGGCCATTGTGTTTACGTCCGCTGACTGTAATGCGTAAGTGCTTTCGTTGATTGATTCCATCGTGATGCGTGGTGATTTACCAATCTTACCTTGGATGTATGTGTTAAGACTCTCAAGGATGCGAGCGAAGTCAACTTTTTCGTCGCCTGCTTGTCTTGTTTCGTCTTTGATTACGCCACCAATATAAGCACTGGCAATGTCGGCAGGTCTGAAATTATTCATGATTGTTTTTCCTTTAATTGTACAATTAACAACAAGTGTATCTTACTATTTATTGAAATTTTATTTCTGCCATAAATAAGACCAATAGTAACGCATTTTAGGAACACAAACATGCCATCATTTAACACATTCACGAAATTAAATAGTGTGACATCGACTGGTATTTCAGGTAGCCCACGAGATAAGATTAGACAGCTTGCATCGTCGGCGAATGGTATCGCGTCTATCGCTGATGAATTCTTGAAAGAAGACCCAAATAGCCGTTCATTAGAGGATAGCACGGGTGTACGTCCAAGTAACTACGCTTCAGGTTTCGCTGAAAACGGTGATGTGATGTATTTCCCTTATAACTTGGCTTCATCTGAATACCCTGCATGGGTGCAAATCTCAATGTACAAGCGTGAGACATTGGCCAAGAACTTAGACGATACACAGATACGAAAATCAAACCCGTCCGACAGCTTATTGGGTAAGGCCAAGAACTTATTCGAAGACACCACCAACACCGTGAAAGCATATGGTAATACCATCGGTGAATACAGCTACGACGGTTCAAGAATGGATTTAGTCGGTATGGTATGTTTACCCCTTCAAGCGGGTATGGGTATCAATAACACGGGTGTAGAAATCGCCGCCGAAGAAGTCGGTAGTGGTTTAGGCCAGTTGGTGAAAAATGGTACGGGTATCATCGGTGGTGACATTCGTAACATCGACAACTTATTCGGCGAACAGTTAAAACAGCACGTCATCTCAGCGCCAGTTATCGGTAATGCATTACAGCTATCGAGCGGTCGTGTCATCAACCCGTATTCGTTCCAGTTGTTCAAGGGTGTAAAACATCGTGTGTTTAACTTCACGTTCAACTTGGTGCCAACCAATAGTGCCGACTCAACATACTTACAGGAAATCGTTCGTATCCTTGAATCGGGCATGTTACCAGAAAACAATGGTTTCACATTCTCATACCCGTATGAGTTTAAAATCGATTACTACTACATGAATGAGCAGGGTGAGGTGGCGGAAAACCCATACTACCCAAAGACGGGCTTCTGCTACTTACAGAACGTCAGTGATACACCAAATGACCAAGTGGACAGTATTCACGCCGATGGTGCGCCAATATCTAAACAGATACAGCTTGACTTCTCTGAAATCGAGCCGATGGATAAGGCGAAACACAAAATACTTAACCCGCCACGTTTTTAATAGGGGATTATCATGGAAATAATGCGAAAGCTACCAGAAATCGCTTGGCGCGTTGATGCTAATACCGTCATCACCGCCAATGACTTCACCGTCGTGTACCAAATATCAGAAGACTGGTTTAACCAAACCAATGTACAGTTTGACTTGTACCCAGTGAATGAAACGGACACACCTGAATCATTGGCCGCTACCGCCTATGACGACCCCACACTTTATTGGGTGATTTTGGTCGCCAATAGAATCGTGGATAGACGCACTGAATGGTACATGAACCAAAACCAATTGTTGAACTACATCTTCGACAAATACTACATCAAATTATACCGTCCAGACGGTGACGGTTGGGTGTATGACGAAGAGAACTCAGCGCGTACTACATACGAACATTTACGCTTCGAAGGTAACGAAACAAACAATTGGACAGCGCAATATTATTACACCGAAGACGGCGGTATTTTAGAAGCCCATCCACACCATTTCGAAACCGAAGATGGCGATTGGGTGCCGCGTGGAACTAAGGGTGCAATCCCTATTTCTATTTACGAATATGAAGCCGCTGTGAATGAATCAAGACGCTACATAAGAATGCCTACTCAAGAACTAGTAGACCAAATGAAACGAGCTTTATAATATGCCAAAGATTGAGAACAGTATCGCGGGTGAATGGGAATTCCTTGACTCTACTATCACCACTGGCGACAGTTGGAATTACTTTAACGAAATGTACATCATGGGTGAGATTTATCAGGATATTTCACGCCCGTATGAAGTGGGTGTTTTTAACATCACCAACACCGCCAACATAGTAAACCAATTGCCTATTGTTTCAGGTACAGAAATCAAATTCAATTACAGTATGAATGGCCATCGTTTCCAAAGGGCATTCACCGTCGTTGACGTTGGCTTATCAGGTGATGACGTAAACAAACTCGCACAGTTGGTATGCGTATCGACAGAATACTATAAGGCCAACCTAGATAAGAATTGCTTATACTTCAATGAGAAGGATTCTAAGCAAATGTTGGACATCATTGCCCGTAGGGGCGAAACCGAATTCGAATGGTTTCAGGTGGACACAACAGAACCCGAATACGCCATCATCCCAAGCGGTATGGAACCCGTCGATTTCGTCAACGATGTGATACGCTACTCACTCACATCGGGTGGTAAACAAATGCGCTCTTGGTTGATGAAATCGAAAGAGGGTTATTCCATTGCGTCGCCAGAATCGTTCACAGAAAAGTTCAATAATTACTGGCGTATTGGTGAGGTGAAAACACTCGCTAATAGGTCGCCTGATTTCGGTCGTAATACAACAGAAAGTGCGAAAGAAGAAGTGAAGACAAATGAGTTTTTCCGTATACATAGTTACGCCCCTTTGGACATGCGCTCTAGTGAGAATAGACGCGAGTATAAAGAGTTTTCAAACGTCAACGAATTCATCGACCCATTCAGAAAAGTGTACGAAGAATACAAGTACGAAAAGAACAAAACGGTGAGCGGATATACGTTCAATTTATTGGCCGATGAGAAGAAAGACGCAGACCGTGTTTTGACGACAGTGAACACAGCAAGGTACGAAGAAGTGACACCATCGAAACACTTCAAAGAGTACGAATTAAATCGTCGTGGTTTTTCATTACAAGACACCATATCCGTCGTCGTCTGGTCAAGTATTTACATGGAAGTCGGTAACACATTCTTTGTCGATATTGCATCTGACATCGCAGGCGCAAAAAACGCCGAATACATATCCGACCCCGTTTACTCAGGCGAACGATTTGTCATAGAAACAAAACAAGTATTTGCTAAAAATGAACTGGCAAGAACAACATTAACATTGGCAAGCAGAGGTGAGGCATTCGACGCAAACCGCTTGTACAAAAATAGTAAATTAGGTAAGTAAACATGAACTTGAAATTTGGTATCGTAGAAGACGTTTTAGACCCTCTTGAAGCAGGTCGTATCCGTGTGAGGGTTTTCGGTGTACACACAGCTAATAAAACCGTATTGCCTACTGAAGGGCTTCCATGGGCGCAAGCGGCGGCGGGGTGCTTCGACGGTACGTTTTCAGGCGTGGGTAAATCACCGACTGGCGTTATGCTAGGCCAAATGATGATAGTTGTCTTCTTAGACGAACATTACCAAATGCCATTGATACTAGGCACCATCGCAGGGATGAATACAGAGGTGGCCATGATATTACTTGGTAGCCAAGTGTCTAGGGATAGCGAAGAGTACGGTTTTACACAAAAACTTCTCGACGAAGCCTACCTAAACCAACCAGACACCAATATTCAAGCGCGTAATAACACAGAAGAGTATGTACACCCTGTTCATACCGCTCGTGTCGAATCGACAGAGATGGAAATAACCACCGACGGTGGCGGCTCATGGAACGAACCAGAATCTACCATGAACATGAGTACATACCCAAACAGCAAAGTCACCGAGACTGAACAAGGGCATCTATTCGAAGTGGATGATACCCCAGAGAACGAGCGCATATTGACGTATCATAAGAGCGGAAGCTTCACCGAGATGACCAACTCAGCGGTGGTATACAAAAGCGTGGGCGACAAATTCGATATGACGGCGGGTGCCAGTAACCAACATGTCATCATGGACAAGAACATCACCGTCGATGCAAACTACAACATCGACAACGCGGGTACATTCACACATAACTCAGTAGGCGACTTCACATTAAAGGCACCGAACTTGAACATAGGTGTGGAATCATCTGAGTCGGCTGTATTAGGCGAAAAACTGGCAACATGGATTGAAACTGAATTATTACCATGGTTAAACACACATACACATATCGGCAACTTAGGTAGCCCGACATCACCCGCCGTTTCAGGTTTCCAAGCGGGTACTGGTGCGAACGGTGGTGCCGTTTATAGTAAGACTGTACTCATCCAAGCGTAACAAGAGAACATCATTATGCAATCAACAGCGACACAAGGCCAAAACCTTTACGACCAATATGCCCTATTGTGTGGACTCAATAGCAGTGGCGAACCCGTGATGACGGACGATTACCATAACACCATCGACCAAGGTGTCAAATTAGGAAAGGTATTCGCGGACAGTCACGACAACTACGCCAGAACGGGTGTCGTCATCGGCGCTCAAAACAACGGCGGACAGAAGGCCATATTAGAGAAAGCATTCAATAGCTTTGTCGGTAATGGTTCGAAAGGTAATGCGTTGATATTGGCGCAGGCATTGGCGGCGTATTGGGCGACCGTCGCACTCATTCCGAAAGTGGCGGTGCATGACTTACCATTGTCGGTGACGAACGACGCTGCCAGTAAAGTCGGTGCGTTTTATTCAGCGATAATGTCGGGGTATACGACTAGAGAATACACGCCATATTTCGTCAACTTATTCGACCGTATTGAGTCGGTGGTTTTCACGATTATATGGACGGTGATTGAGATTAAGATTACGTCGAATGGTCCTGTTGTTATGCCTCCCTACTTTTCGACAATTAAGTGAAAAATAATTAAAAAAGTTCTTTACAAATCCTCAAACATTCGTTATTATGTATACATAAGATGAATTGAGGAAGAAAAGAATGAAACATTTAAAAGACGCATTGGTGGCATACGGTTGGGTTGAAGCACGTAAGGGTGTTTTTGAGAACGATAACTACGACTACAAATTTGACCTTGTTGGCGGTGACGCTTTGGTTGTTGACGCGAACGGTGACGTACTTGACATGATGTTTGATGGTAGTAACCCTCGTGAGCAAATGGACTTCGCCATTCAATACAATAAAGCAGCACAAGCCGCTGCTTAATACATCCCACCACATAATTTAATCAAAAGGGTGCCTTGAGCGCCCTTTTTTGTATCCTTTCATCGGTAGTTTATCAGTAAGTACCGAGCTTTTCATAAATTCCGCCACCAAAATCTGACATTTTTCCATAAATAGGGGAACAACCTAATAAATTTACTGGAAAAATAAGCGTATGGCTAATAAAGACATAGATTTCCGCTTTAAGCTTCACCCATTGACGGGCGACTTAGTGGTGAAAGAAGATGAAGAAAGCATTCGCCAAGCGATGAAGTGCATCATTCTTTCTACAGTCAATGACAGACCGTTGAACGTCAACCAAATGGGCGTAGGTGTCAACAACCTTTTATTCGAGAACTTCGACCCGTTCCGTGTCAATTGGTTAAACGAGAAAATTCGCATCAACTTAGAAACGTTCGAACCTCGTGTCAACTTGCTTGATGTTTCCGTGAATCAAACCAACACAACATTAGATGTTGCTATCAGCTATTCATTGCGTCGTGGCGGCATCAAATCAGAATACAACTTAACATTAGAAAGGGTTCAATGATGAACGACGATAATATCAAAAAGTACAATCTTGATTTCATTCAAAACAAAGAAAATATTATCGCTCATTACGAGGGGATTGACCGTTATTCAGAATGGGATTTTACAGCCGAAGGTAGTGCATTAAATTTAATGATGGACTTACTTGCGTACAACACTTCTCAGAATGCATTCGTCGCAAACCGCTTCAGTGCAGAGATGCTTTTGGGCACCACACAAAAACGTGAAATGGCGGTGAGCGCGGGTAACACACTTGGCGGTTATTTGCCGTCGTCATCGATTGCTTCTCGCGCAGAATTGACGGTGAAGATTTTAAGCTTTAATGGTACTACGCCAGAGTTCGTCGTACTGCCGACAGGCAGTAAATTTTTTACGGAAGCAGGCTTCGATTTTTTCACAGCCGTTGACTACATTGCCTACCCAGACAGTGAAGGTTTTGCCGTGTTCGAAAACGTCATTGTATACGAAGGCAGACGCATTGAAATTGAAGCGCCATTGTATGATAATGGGTTTGTGATTTCATCACCTCGTGTTGACCTTAGTACGCTTAATGTGTATGTCGATGACGTGGCTTCGCAACAGATGAATGTTGACATAGACATCGCAGAAGTGGACGAGAATACGAACGTCTTTTCTATCAGAGAGAACTACGATGGACGTTATGAAGTGACGTTCGGCGATGGCGTATTTGGTAAGATGTATTCTCAGTCGAATGAGTTACGCGCCGACTACATCGTTGCACAAAACCTCGCTGAAGCGAATGGCCTTTCTGATTTCACATCAAACCCTATCCAAGGGTATGCAGACATTGAAGTGAGTGCGGTGAAGAAGTCATACGGCGGTAGTGAGCGTGAGACAATAGAGACAATCAAGAAGTACGCGCCTTTACACTTCTCAGCGGCAAACCGTGCGGTAACGCCTGCGGATTACAAATACTTGATTGAAAAGAATTTCCCGTTTGTCAAGTCGGTGGCCGTATGGGGCGGTGAAGAGACTAGAGACAATGACTTCGGTAACGTGTTCTTTGCAGCCATTGACCAAAACGACGAAGACATCACCGTTGACCAACAAGATGCGATTATTCAATTCCTACGCTCCAAAAACGTAGGCCCAATCAAAACCATCTTCACCCCAGTCAACGTCATCGACATCTACCCAGTCGTCGAAATGATTGTCAACCCTAAACAAGCAGGCTACTCAGCGGACGTATCCAAGATACAGGCACAAGGGGCTATTGACAGCTACGGTGTCACAATCAGTGGCTTCGACCGTGAGTATTCAACCATGGACTTATCCAATAGCATCGAAGCCGTGGTGACTGGCCTTAAAAACATCACCGTCGATGTACGTCTGAATAAAGAGATTGTATTCAGCGACAATGACTTGGTGGAAACCGAACTAGAATTCAACGTACCGTTGTATCACCCCTTTGACGGTTATTCTAAGGACGACGACGGCGTAATATTGTCTACGTCTATCAGTGACCCTATCACTGGCCTAGAATACTTCTTAAACGATGACGGTTACGGTAATATCCGTCGCTATTACGTTCAAGAAGATGGCGTGAAGGTGTATGTAAACGAAAAGCAAGGCAGTATTGAATATTCTACTGGCTTTATTCGCATCACACCATTTAATGGCTATGGTAACAGTAACTTCTCGTTAAGGGCACAGCCTGCTTCGGGCATAATTAAAGCTACACAAGAAACAAACTTTAGGCTTTCAAGTAAAAACTCAGTAGTGGTGATAAAGACAGATGTTTAATGACGACGATTTAATCAGAAGACCACGGTTCGCTCAAACATACCATTTAATCAAAGAGCAAATACCCGATTGGATTGAAGATGAAGGTTCCAACATGGAAGACTTCTTGACAGTCTACTATGAATGGTTGGACAACAATGTAACGACGGCGCTTTCACCAGACTTCGCCGACATCGACTACGTTGATGAGCGTTTTGTCGAATACTTCGTTGACGAGTTTGCGGCGTTCGCCTCTGAATGGGATGTGGGCAGTGTAGATGATAGAAGACGTTTGGTTAAACGCGCCAAAAACATGTATGAGCGTAAAGGTACGTCGGGTAGTTTCCGTCTGTTCTTCAAGCTTATGTTTGGTATCGACCCTGATGTCTATTTCACAAAAGATGACGTACTTTACTTGTCGTCTATAGACCTTTCATCACGCAATAAAGTGAATATCGATGTGAGCAGTGGTGCGTACCAAAACGTGAGTCGTTTTGAGGAATTACGCTCTATTGAAATCCTTGGTCAGAAACTGGATATTGTGGCGGCAAACCGTTTCGAGAATCGTGTGGAAGTGACGTTCAATAACCGTCTTATCAAGATACCCGAAGTGGGTGATTTGGCGACGTTTATTTTCGAACGTACTCGTGTGAATAGTCCAATCGTTTCTACTGTCGTTGACTTCAATGGTAACATCAATGATGCATATGGTTTCCGTGTTTATGACCGTATCGAAGTGACCCCACAATTACACGATACATTGAATTCGTCGGCGATTTATAATGTGTCGAATACAAGCCGTGGTGCCATAGACAAAATCAATATTTTTAACACCGGTACAGATTACCACGTGGGTGATTATTTCCCCTTCTCACCAAGCACTTCTCCATTCCACTTATACGCCGATGAAGTAGTGACACAAGAGCAAGTCGATGATGACGAAACGGGTGAATTAGTGCTAGGTAGTGTCGTGCGAGTTTCTATTGCAAACGGCAGTCAGTTCTATGTGGCCACCGCCACAGAATATGACCCAGTGGTGTTTAGTGTGGATTCCACGCCAGTGACGTTTAATGACACACCATCACCTTTAGACTATCGTGTCAATGACGACGGCGAAACCATCAATACAGCCAATGGTACTGGATTCCAATTCAACAGTATCCTACCACAAGCGGGGCGTATCAATAAGCTAAGCAGCGTCGATAATGGTAGTGCCTTGTCTATTGACACCGTGAATGTTAAGAGCATGTGTTCTTTCTTGGTGGCTGACCCTACCTTAATTGCAGGTAAACCCGTTGTAGAGATACAGAAATGGGCGAATGACCGTTGGGAAAGCACAGGCTATGGTGGTCGTGTGAATACAATCAGTGAAGGTGGTGCGCGTGTGACGATAGTGGCGGCATATGCGACGGCTTCTAATGGTGGACGTTTACGTTTCCCTACACCGACGTTTTTATCAAACCGTGGTAATCAGAACAGTACGCCATTTAGAATCGTGGTGCCTCAGAATAGTACGGGTATCATCATTCAAGAGTTGTGTGCTTGTTACGATTTTCAATTACTTCAATTGTCGGCGGCGAGCTTCGACTACGGTACAATTTCGAGAGAAGAAACTGTCAACTCAAACGAACGTCAAGTGTTGTCTTCAGCGAGTACCAGAATACACGATGCCGAGTTTTATCACGAGTATGCCTACTTCATAAAATCGCCATATTCGGCGGTGGACTGGATGGTTCCATTTAAGGACGCTGTTCACCCTGCGGGTTTCCGTGTGGTGTCAGAAGTAAGCACCTTCGACGACGAATTATTGGAAGGCAGAACGACGATTTCTGAAACGTTCAAGTACGCCCAAGACGGCTTGTATGACGACAAAGAATTATCGTACTCTTTCCCCAACCGTGTATTAAATGGTGTCGAAGATTTAAACGTTGTACCACGTTATGAGCAAGGCCGTGAATACACGGGTGGTTGGAAAATCGACTACCAATACGACGTGCAATATTCGCCTGCGTTTTTCTTAGAAATCAATGACGAAACAAACGTACAGCGTTTCGAGTATGAGATAGATTATTTCAGCTTCTGGAATGACATTTTCATCAACATGCCAGATGACCAATACAACCGTTATCAGCAAACACCAACGGTATCGAGGGTATTGGTGCCTGAACGTGCGCCACCCGTTTTGAATAATGTTTATACGGGCGATGATGATAATGAGTTTGAGCCGGGTTATGTTTCTTCGACGACATCGGCTGACGAGGGTTATTACTATGCAGGTTGGGCTAAGCACTCATACGATTTATATGATTACCGCCACAACCATAGTATTTGGGGTACGCCTGCGGTAACGCCGAATGCGGCTCGTTTCGTTTATGGTAGTTTCACCAACTATGACGGTAATTTCTTGCGTCGTGAGAAGCTAGATTTCCCTGCGGGTAACACACCAATACGTTACATCGACATCACCAAAGAGCGTAAAGGCGTATACACGCAAGAAGATGTTTACATCAACTCAGCGTTCCCCGCTGACCAACGTGGTGTCAATCCGTTGAAGCAAGATACCATTGAAGTCAACTTGTCGCCTGATAGACTGCCTTATACAGAAGTCGATGACGACCCATACTCAGATGAGTCATTATCGTCATTGCAGCCTTCGACACGAGTCGGTTTAAAGCAAGGTACAATGGACTTCTCTATCGACAACAGTGTAAACCTACAATTCGACCCAGAAACAGGCGAAGAGGTTGGTGGTATTCAAGATGACCTGAATGAAATCTTAGGTACATACGACAACTATGGTAATTTCACACCCGGCGATGAAGAATGGATTACAGAAGGTTACTTCGGTGATTCATGGTGGTCTTATGAGCCAATGGGTGTTCCATTTGATGACACCATCCCGTCATCACCTACGAACATCAATGTGACTCAGCGTGAAGAAGAAACCGATACGACATCGGTACGTCATTATTACACAAGATATGTGGGCGACCGTTTAAAGAACATCGACATTAGCGAAAACCAAGATGGCACGAGATGGCGTTTAGAGGATACACAGCCTAAGCATAAAGACGACAGTTGGTACGAGGCCGAAGATTGGGGCGTGGGTATAGCAGGTATTGAGGTTGAACAGCCTGATTTGACAATTGACCCGATTGCACCATACAACACATACTTCTTACCGTACATTGACGAACCGCCAGTGGTGGTGAATGAGCCTGCGTTTGTAGAAGTGCCTGTATTGGACGTTATCGAACCAGTGGCATTAGGACAGCCGACGTATCAGAACTTAGACGGCAGTGACCCTGATGTGGCCAACGGCGAAATCAGTGATGCGGTGTACCAGTGGGAGAACGGCGTTGATTCACAAGCGGATTATTTGCTTGCGCTAGAACCTTACTTCAACACGTTTGAACTTAACAACGGCGTTCCTTTCTATGGCGACCCAGTGATTCCAGAAACTGGCGACATCGACACGGGCACATGGTTGTTTATTCCTGTATTCATCGAGCAACCGAACACGGGTGATTACCCTAATTTGGTTTTCGTTGGTGTCACGGCTCAACAGCCTACGATGGTGATTGAACCGACGGAGCCTACGCCTGTACCGAATCCCGGTCCTGAACCTGACCCAAATGATTACCCAACACAAGAAGCGTACCAAGAAGCTTACATTGTTTGGGCAGATGAAACGTCGCTATGGAATCAGTACCAAATCGAATACGCACAATACTTGGAAGACTTGAATGACTACAACGAGTATATCCAAGCGACGATTGAGTATGATGAGTACACGGCTCTATTACAAGAATACAACACGTTCCGTTTAGTTAATACCAAGCGTATGAATGACTACATTCAATACGTCAATGACTACAACATTCAGCGTGAAGAATTCGACACGGCCAACGCTCAATACCAGATTGATTTGGCGGCTCGTGCGCAATACGACGAAGACTTACAAGAGTACGAAGATTACTTAGACGCACAGTATGAGTATGACATTCGTTTGGCCAATTATGAAGACGACACATTAGGCTTCATTAAGGCGATTCTACAAGAGGCGGGTATCGACTATGAAGTCATTGATGGCATTGTCTATGACGCGAATGACCCATCGATTATCTATGAGTATTACTTGCCTGAAAGTAAGGTGGTGATACAGGGTATGACATCGCCTATCGGCGGTTACACACAGTACCAAATTTGGTACGATGCTTCCGTGGCTAATTTCCCTGCGAAGATGGCTAACTACGAAGCGACCATGGAGATATACACCGCCGAAAGTGTTGACTACAGAAACTGGTATTACACGGCTAATCCAGACGCGGCTAGGGTGGTCGGTGACGACATCGACTTGTCTTCATATGGCAGTGGTATCCGTAAGGTGATATTGGAAGATACGACGACTATCAATCGCGACAATGGTACGGAGTTGTCTGAACCAGTATTGACCGAGTACAACCGTATGACTGAAATCGAAATATCGGACACACCGTATATAAAATTCGACGATGAACGTAAGGTTAAATACTCAGCGGTGGTATACCCAGAAGACTACACATCCGTGTTTGAATTCGATGGCGTAAACCAAGCATTGCAACGTGAAAGACCGCGCCAAAACCAAGTGTTCTTATTGAAGGACTTTGACTTGATTAAGGCGATTGATGGTACACTCACATACACCACTTATGTGCCGAATAGAACGGAGCTATATACGTTCACAGGCGACGAAGCATTCAGTGCGAAATGGCAGAAAGTGGGCGATGAATAATCGTCCGCTTTTGTCAATAAATAAAACACCAAATAAATTAAAATAAAGGTCAGACAATGACGGCAAGAACGACAACATCTTTTGCATTATTTCAATCACGCGCATTCCTAGATTACTTCCGTAACCTTGGGATGTCGTCTAATGAATCTTTATATGCATTCACGTCTAATCCAATTCCAATCGACAACGACCCAAACAATGACGTTGTGATTCCAGACCCTACGGTGATTCCGCAGCAAGCGAAGAAGGCGGTGTATGATTATGCCATCACAGCTAAGAAGCTTGAACCGAATTCGGCGGCACTTTGTACGACCCGTATTGATTGGCAAGTGGGTGAGTATTACACGGCATACAATAACCAAATCAATGTCGTCCGCCACGACACCCCATACTATGTTATGTATGAGACTACCATCGGCGGCATCAAGTTCATCAACGTTTACAAATGCCTTTACACGCCTATCGACACAGAGACTGGACTGGCATTACCGTCAACGGTGCCACCAGAATCACAAGACATCACCCCATTCACGACGGGCGACGGCTACATCTGGAAGTACATGTACTCAATAACCCCTTTCCAAGAGTCTTCATTCTTGACTAAGGACTTCATGCCAGTACCCGATAACCCAACAGAAGACCAATTATCCGACCTTATCGAAGGTACGCAGGCATATCAGCTTAATAATGCGCGTATAAACGGCGTTGTAGGCGAAATCTACTCAACTTCGATACTCGACAAGGGTATGAACTTAAACGACGGAGATTGGGAATTAGAGGTCTTCAACGGCACCACACTAAGTGAGCCTGTAGAGAACTACCGTGCGAATGCTCATGTTGAGTATGGCCAAGTTCAATATATTGAGTTGTTGGCGGCGGGTAGCGGTTATTCAGGTAGTGTCACCGTGCGTTTACCTGATGTGGCAACCAATGACGATAGTGTGTTACCTGAATTGGTGGCGAACATTTCCCCTAACTTAGGACATGGCACCGACGTTGCCCAAGAATTGGGCGCGAACTACGTTGTCGTGAATTGCCGTAAATATTTTGCCCCAGACGACGAGGGAGCGGTGAGTCGAAATGACTTCCGTACAATCTCATTGGTGCGTAACCCCATCGACGAAAGAACAGGCGGTGTTGCTCAAGCGGATTATTACGACATGACTTATAAGATGACTGTGAGAACGGGTATCGAAGGGGTGGCGGAAGATTCTGTTTTAGAGAAGGTGACGGCGGAAGCCAGTGGCCAACGTAAGCAGGCTTTAATTGTCGGTGTCGGTACATCGGCTGAAGGCTTCCAAGACGGTACATTGATTTCGTGTATCCCGACTGGCGCATTATACCCTGATGGTTCCATTGACCCATCACAGCATCCAGTTGTTGGAGAATACTATAGATTGAAAGTCGATGACGGTGTACCATTAAGGTCAGACATCATTGAACAGTTTCAACGTCCATACATCATGCCATATTCTGGTGAGGTGTTGCAGATAGAAAACCGTAAGCCTTTAAACCGTATTGAAGGCCAGATGGAAGTTTTCACATTTATTTTCGCATTCTAAGTCCTTGAATTATAAGGACTTTTTGTATTTATAGTTCATACACTCTCACTTATACAAAAGCTTAAAAAATGGTTGCATTACGCAGCCATTTTTGCTATTGTGGGTTTGAAAAATAAACCATCAATAGAGGAGATTGAACATGTCGGAAGTTAAGCTTAAACCATTACCCAAAGTGAACCCGTATCATGTGAAGTTGGCGAATGCATCAACCCGCATTAGCGATTGGCGAATGGCTCGTGCCAAAAAGAAATTGAACACCAATGGTAAGATTAAAAAGTTGTGTACCAATATCAATAACAGCATTTACCATTATCTTGTTGCCAATAATGCGGTACATGTTTACATTATTGTGGACTTAGTTCTGTACAAGGGTGGGAAAATCAACCATCCTGATAATCGTATTGCAATGGGTGAACGCTTTAGAACCATTGAAGAGTTATACGAATCCCGTGCATTCAACTTCGCCGCTCGCAACGATGGTAAAAACTTAGCCATTGCTATCATGCGCCGTGGTCACATGGATAACTACGACACCGACTTGTATGCCCCCTGTAGTGTAATCATGGGTGCAATCGAAAAAGAGCGTAAGGAATATCGCGAAGAAATCGTCCATGTTCCAGAACTCGACCGTGATATGAGCCGTGGTGAGATAAAAAGCTTAATCAAATCACTCGAATCCCACATCTCATACACAAAAATGTAAAAAGCATTTGCATTTATCCCCTTAGTTATGTATTATGGTTACATCGACTGAGGGGAATATATGAAACACCAAGCTAAAGACCTTTTTGAAACCATCACTTGCCCACGCTGTCATGGCACTGGTGAATATTCTTTTAACTTAAAAGACGGCACTGTCTGCTATGGTTGCCATGGCCGTAAGTACAAGTTTACCCCACGCGGAGCCGCCGCTAAAAAATACTTAGAAGACAAGTTGACGTTGAAAGCCAAAGACGTTGAAGTGGGTATGTTCATCCGTATCGACAGAGGTAGAGTTCGCATCAATGTTAAGAGCATCGATGTTAATGAATGCGAAGTTAATGGCAACACTTACTACACGTTCCACGGGAAGTTTTCTCATACGTTATCGGCTGATATGGAAGTGCGCAGAAATGCAAAAGATGACGCAGAAATGGAAGCGTTTGTGGCGGACGCATTAGCCTACCAAGACAAGCTTACTAAGACGGGTAAGCTGATGAAAAAATACCAATAAAAGAAAAGCGCCGAAAGGCGCTTTTTTTACATCTCAAATAATGGATTCAATCTTTCCATCCTAAAGCTACGCTAGTGTATACCGTTTCAGTGGCGGACTTGCATTTATGCGCCCAAATAGTGGACATAAATAATCAAACAAAACACACATAAATGGCGTATATCATGAGAAAAATTAACCACAGTTTAATGCAATGTTTGCATGACCTTCATAGTTGGGAATGCCATGAAGATATATGTAACTATCTTCACTACCCGACATCTATTAATGCCATCGACTCAGGTAAATATTCATTGGCTTATATCATGTATGAAGCCGAAGACAATACAGTGTATTTGTTCAACAGAGATGACGTTATTGACAGTGTGGAATACGACGGTGATGTGGATGCAATTTGCAGACGATTAGACCGTTCCTTTTCAGACCACTTAAATAAAATATATGCACAGAAACTAGGACAAAAATTATGACATTAAGAAGCATACGAAACGACGACGATTTGAAGCTTTACTGCGAGAACTTCAATTGTGATGAAAGCGACATCGCCGCGTTAAAACGACTTATCGGAAAGGGCATGGATTTCAAGATAGATGTTGTCGAAAAAGAAATGACAGATTTCGTGCATGACCGTCGTGAGGGTAAGGGTACATTGGTTGACACTTTACCCGACGAAGATTATTTCGTGCATGACCGTCATTACCAAGATATGTATTGCAACATGTTCGGCATAGACAAGCCATTTGAAGTTCGTTGTGAGAAAGTGGATTTCAGTGTAAGTGAAGTCATCAACCGCCAGAATGAAAATATGAACGATTACGTTCACTACATTTCAGATGAAGCCCATTACAACGCCTTCGCCGAGAGTTTCAAGGTAGAACGTGTTGATTACGCCGATAGCATAGCCGAATTGGAAGAAAATAAGCCTAAATTGACGGAAGAACAGAAGGCATTGATACTCGAAAAGTATAAAAGTGACTTAAAAAAGCTCAAAGGTGAGTAAAAATCTAACTTTTTTCCATAAATAGCACTAATCAAAACTCAATAGCATTACAATGGAGACACACCAGTGCCATTACAGAATTTAAACATCAAGCCATACTATGACGACTTTGATGAAACGAAAGGCTTCGTTCACGTCTTATTCAGACCCGGCAAGCCAGTACAAGCCCGTGAATTAACCACACTACAATCCATTCTTAAAAGCCAAATGGAAAGCTTCGGCGACCACTTCTTCCGAAATGGTTCCAACATCCTAGACGGCGGTGTAAGCATTGGTAACTTGGATGTATTGTTAATCAACGAATACACGCTTTTGAACAGCATCAACGAATCAACTAGTTTGGCATATACCCCAGAAGACGTTCAGCGTTTGAAGGGTTTGACAATCACTGGTCGTGATACAGGTATCAAGGCGACGGTATTAGACGTTATTGATGAAACCGCCACTTCAGACAAACCGATTCGTATTATCGTTTCTTACTTACAATCGGGCACAATGAATGCGGAGATTGTTGAACGTGCGGCAGGCAATACGGAAATCGGTGGTGTCGATTACCAAGAAGGCAGTGAAGTCGAACGTTTCCTTTTCTCAGAACAGTTGGAAGCTTTGGTTGAAGATAACGTTGGTGAAATCAACCAAACGTATGCATGTGTATTTGGCCGTACTGTACAGGGTGTCATTGCACGTAACCAAGAAGGTACATACTACGTTGACGGTAACTTCATTTTGGCCAACCCTCAATTAATTCTATTGACGACGACGCTTGACTATGGTGATGGTTTAGAAAACCCTGAAGCGGTGGACGCGACAACAGAGGCTTTATTCGACGGTAAGATTGGTTTCGTTATCACATCTAGCTTCATTGATGCATCTGAAGACCCATCGCTTTATGATAATGCGAGCGGTAGTAGTTCGTTTGGTACGGAAGGCGCACACCGTCTTAAAGCTGAATTGACTTTAGCGTCGCGTGGCCTTGAAGAAGACCGTGACCAAAACTTCATCGAACTATTACGTGTTGAGCAGAATGAGATTCTTAAAAACCTTTCTGATGAAGTACAGTATTCGGCGATTGTTGACATCATGGCATCGCGTACTTATGACGAGTCTGGTGATTACTACCTTAACCCGTTCCTAGCGGAAATCGAGGAAACCGTAGACCAAACTTTCTTAGACGACAATGGCGTTGAAATCGAAGATACGGATTCATACACATTAGCCCTTGGTGCGTCTAAGGCATACGTTCGTGGTTACGAAATCGAGAAAGAAGGTACGACACGTTTAGAAGCCCCGCGTCCGAGAACAACCAGTGTTTTGACACAGGTTCCTACGCCAGTAAGAACGGGTAACGTTGTTCAGATTGTTGATGCATTAGGTAGCACGACACCGACGGGTATTCAGTTATTCGATATTGAGTATGGCGTTGGTTTACAGTGGAACGGCACAGGTCCACAACCCGGCGTTGTTGAGCTTTGGGGTGACATCGGCAGTGGCCAACAAATCTTAGGTGAAGCTCGTATTCAACAAATCAATGACGACATCGGCGTTAAGACATTATCGCTATTCGACATCGTTCGTCGTGGCGGTAGTCAGACTAATGACAACTTCCGTTTCGTCACTGAAATTAGAACAAACGACACCAACCAACCGACTCTATGGGTGAATAACCCAACGGCTGATGCGTTGTCATTAATAGGCCGTCCTAGTGCGACTGTTTTCAACACAACATACACTATGCAAAGTGCGGATAAAATTTCGTATGAAGCGATTGAGTGGGATGGTACGACGTTTAACCCGCCTGTATATCACACGGAGCAAACGGCGCGTACTAAAAACTTAGAATTCAAAAACTATCGTTATGATGCGGCGGCGTTCACTGACCAATTTGGTCAACAAGCTATGCCAGTGATGCCACAAATCACAGCGTTCCATGTTTCATCGGGCAGTATCGCCGTCGATGGTGATTGGGATGTGTATGGTGTTACTGTATCTTTGACGACTGGTGACTCTACTTCGCAGATTGCAGGTAAGGTGAGAAACGCGCTTTCAGCGGCGGCGGGTACGAATGCATGGGAATCAATCAGTGATGGTTCAGCACACCCAGACGGCGACAAAGGCGCGGTTAATGATGAGTGGGTGGTGATGACATTCCCAGATACAATGACGACACCTTTTCCAGTGGTTCCAGTTAATATGGGTACAGCTACTGGTGCGACAATCACTGAACACGAAATTGCTCAAGACTATGCCCCTGCGCAAGGCTTTATTCCATATGGCAACTACGCGCTAGGCTACCGTGCTGATGACCGTATCGTTGCATTAGAAGTGGACGTTCAGAAATGTTTAGTTGTACTTGAAACACAAGACGACAATGACGTGCCTTTACCGCCACGCGGACACACATTAAGAATGATTGAACCGACAGTGCCTACGGCGGCATTCGCAATCGGTCGTGTTCTTCATGGTGTTTCTTCTGGTACGACAGCTATCGTATTCCGTTCAAACTCTATTCAGGGTAGTACGGACACCACGCAATTCTTATACGACAATGCCAACATTGTTAATATCGACCCATCTATGCAATTAGAGAATGCGACGGGTAACGAATTAGAGGTAGAAGTTGTTAAGATTGAGGGTAGCGGTTTCTTACAAGGCGAAGAAATTTTACAGGTTAGTGATAACGGTACTGTAATCCGTCAACAATTGAAAAACGACATTTCATTCTTTGAAGAGTCTTCATCGACTGACATCACAAACCGTTTCTTAATTGACACTGGTCAACGTAAGAATATGACGCTTGTAGGTCGTTTGAAATATAAAGAAGATGCCGAACGTGCGACGGGTGTAATCTCTGTATTATTCTCACACCTTACTGTACAGGATACGGTGCCTACTTACTTCTCTGATGCGTCAACGTACAATACGCCATCTATTGGTGAAGACAAGATGTTCCGTAGGTCAATTTATGACCCATCAAACTTCAATGAAGCGAACTTCCAAGATTTAAGAGACTTCTTCGACTTCCGTCCATTGCAGGTTTACTCTAATGTGACGGCTGACCGTACAGTGGTTCCTTTCTACTTTGACAATCGCGAATTTGGTAGTCCTGTACGTTACCCAGTGAGCGGCACCGAGATTGTGGCGGACTTGACAGTTTATGAAGGTCGTATTGATACTATCTACTTAACGAAAGATGGTGACTTCATCAACGTACAAGGTGCGCCGTCGATTGACCCTGCGCCTGCTTCAGAAGTTGATGATGCGATGAAGATTAACGTGGTTACATTACCGCCTTATACTCGCTACTTAGACGAGATTACTTTAGAGACAATCAACAACCGTCGCTACACAATGCGTGACATCGGTGAGTTGCAAGAGTCATTAGACCAATTGCAAGAAATCGTTTCTCTTAACTCGATTGAGTTGGCGGCATTAAGTGATGTGACAACTAATGGCATCACTGGCCAAGAACGTCTTAAATTAGGTTTCATGGCGGATACGTTCAGCGATGAAACTCGTACAGACATTGATGACCCAGACAACACGATGATTGTTGACGACACCGAACGCGCTCTTATCCCTGCGAAGGGTTATGAGACTGTGAATATGGAAAAGTTTACGGGTGCGGGTAGTAACTTCCGAGACAATGACGGTTTAATCACATTGGACTACAGACAAGTGAACTTGATTCGTCAACCTAAAGCGACGGGTATTATCAAAATTAACCCATACGATGCATGGACATGGGCGGGTACAATGCGCCTATCACCATCGAAGGATTTCTGGCGTACACACAGCAACAGAAATAACCTTGTTGTTGTATTCTCAAATGGTCAAGTACGTCGTACAAGTAATGCAAGCACGTTCAGTAGTTGGTTACGTCCAGTGACACGTCGTTCGACAACGGTTTCTACTCGTTTTAGTGGTTTCCGTACATCGTTCAACTTCGTCAACCGTAGAACAGGTCAGATTGGCCGTGAATTGCGTTCTAGGGAAGCTCGTATCAACTTGCGTAGTAGTACGGTAAGACGTATCGATACTCGCGTGGCGACCCGTACAGTGCGAACAACGACGAATACAGACCGTGTTGTATCATTCAATGACCGTGGTATTACAACGACGGTTGCATCTATCGATAAAATGAGAGGTCGTAACATCACATTCCGTGTTGAAATGATGCGTCCGAATACGAAGGTATTTGCGAAGTTCGATAGAAAGGATGTGACACAGTATTGTGCCCAGTACGAAGATAACATCATCGAAGGTGGTGTACTTGGTGAGAAGGGTGAGTTAATGACCGATGAGCTAGGTAACTGCTACGGTGTATTTGCTTTGCCTGCGGGTAAGTTTAATTGTGGCAAGCGTACTTTCCAGATTGCTACAGAAGATGACGCTATTTCATCGGCTGATGCGGTGTATGAAGCGAGCGGTCAACACTTGACACACACTCGTAACATCACGGCGGTTCGTCGTTCGGCGACATCGACTCGTACAAGCAGAAGCACGACATTACAGCGTAGCGTTTCAAGTAATTTAAGAGGCAGTCGTACACGTTGGTATGACCCTATTGCACAGTCATTCTTAATTGAGAAAGATTGCTTTGTTTCGAGCGTTGATATTTTCCCACAATTCATCGAAGGTGGTGAGCGTTGGAAGAATCCTAATGAGATTCGTCGCTTATTAACTAACTTCGGTGTATACGGATTTAATGAAGCATTAATTGCCCGTGGCGGTAATGTACCTGCTAACCAAATTGCGGCAGGCTTTGGTGAACTTGATGAAGACGATTACTTCACAAACAACGAGAAGATTCAATTCGACTCAGCGAACCAATTCATCAACTTCATCACGTTCCATTGGAGAAACCCAAAATCATACGGCCCATTCGTATCAGTCGAAATCGTAACGTGTGACAACGGTTATCCGACGGGTAATACGGTGCCGGGTTCTTATGTGAAAATGTACCCCGGCGATATGTCATTCGAGTCTAACCCAAACTGGCCTCGTGCAAACAAATTGTACACGTCAACGAACGGTAGACAACAAAGTCGTGCGCAGTTCGATTACCCAGTTTACTTACGTGCAGACACAGAATATGCATTGGTATTAAAAACGCCTTCTGGTCGTAATGCCGTATACATTTCTGAAATGGGTAAACGTACAATTGACACAGATGAATACATCTCGTCACAGCCGTACCTTGGTTCATTATTTAAGTCTCAGAATGCGTCTACATGGACAGCCGAACAGACAAAAGATTTGAAGTTTACTTTACGTCGTTGTCAGTTCGTAGAGAACGGTCAAGTTGAAATGATTAACGAACTAGACCCAGATTACCGTGCGATTGGTGACGAGCAAAATGGCGTGTCATTAAAAACCGAAACTGGCTCTAATATCATTACGGTATTCCACCCTGCGCATAGTATGCAGAACAACTTGGTGCCGAACAAAATCAACAATAACAAAGTGCGTATTTTGAATGCGACATCGAACCGTAATAACTTGATTGGCTATGATGATTACACAATCACTCGTGGTAATGGTCAAGATGCGACGTTCAACATTTCATTCAAAGATGCGGTGTACGACAGAAACGTTCAAATCGGTGCGGTTGGTCGTGGCTTCGCAGTTAATGACACATTAGTGATTGAGAATATTTCAGGCGCAGGCGATGCCTACGTTAAAGTTACAGAGGTTGATGACGGTGGCGGCTTAGTTTCAATCACATCAAGCGGTAATACATTCTCGACATTCTTTGGTATTCCATTGAGTGAGATTAATGGTGCGCCACATACGATTACGACGATTGACGCGAACAGCTATACCATCCAAGTGACTTCGCCTGCTACTCAAAGCGGTGAAGGTGGTGCCGATGTATTAGCGTCGCAGAATATCCAGTTTGATACATGTCGTGTTATGGCCAACGTATTACAACCAAACGGTACATTTGTCAACTCAACATTAGACACACAGAACTATGGTCACTCAGCGAGTGCGGAGCCAAATGCCGAAGTTCCACCAGAACAGGCATTGCGTGTATTCCCAATTCCATTAAACGAGGAATTCGCTTTAGACCAACCACGTCTTGTTGTATCTGAGGTGAATGCGGGTGCGGAAAATAGTGCATTAGGTGATAACCCTAAATCATTAACCGCCACTATCGATATGTGGGCTTCTGATGACGGTTACTTATCACCAGTGTTCGACACCGAAGAAATGGAAGTATTGACGACTCGTACATTGATTAACAACCTTGTGGCTGACCCTGTTATTACAGGTGACATCACTGAAGGCGACGACGGTTGGGAAAGTGTTGACCCTGCTAAGGCATTGTCTAAGCACGTCACGATTCCGATTGAGTTGAATAACCCTGCGGTGGCAATCAAGGTGATGTTCGAATACGAAATGTACGAAGAGAATAAGTTCAGTATCTATTACAAGACTTTGGAATCAGGTACAGACGAATCATTCGAAGATGTGTCATGGGTATACCACGCCACTGAAGTGACAAACGCGGAAGAACAACAAGCCGAGATTGTCATTGGTGAGGAAACACCATTACCTGAATTCAATGACTTCAAGGTGATGATTGTACACCATTCAACGTCGGAAGCTTTCTATGGCTTTATGAGAAACTTGCGTGTTATCGCATTAACAGAATAAGGGGTTTGTGATGGCAAAGGCAAAAGAAAACAATGATTACACGGTGTCAAATGGCACCGTCGTTCTTAACAACGATTCTAAATACACGGCGCACAAAAGACGTGTGGCCATGCGCAAAAAAGAATTGGCTGAAATCAAGGAATTGAAAGAAGAGGTCAAACGTGTTGACACGCTTCAGAGTGAACTTGATGAGCTAAAAGCTTTGGTGGCGGACTTGGTTAAAAAGCCTGCGCCAAAGAAGAAAGCGGCAGCTAAGAAGAAAAGCGACGGTGACAAGTAATGGCGGCGAAGATAAATGGCTTCTTTAACTCTGGCACCAGTGTAGGTAATCGTAACGAACGTAATTTAGTACAGACTCTAGTCGATGAAGTGATTCAGATTGGCGGCTTCGCCGTCACTTACGTTATCCGCGACGAAGAAGAAGTCAGAAATGCATGGCGTGAAGATACATCACCAGAATTCACACGCTCTTTTATGATTGAGGGTACATTAGCCCACTATGATGAATGGGCAGGCGGTGAAGGTGTTCACTATGACTTGTTCGGTTTGGGATTGTCTCAGAACGCCACTATACAAATCAGTAAAGGCCGTTGGAGAGAAGAATACCTTGACCCAGACAACGCGGGGAAAGTGCCTTCTAAGCCACAAGAGGGCGATTTAATACTGGTTTCATTCGGTGAGGCTGAAAACGTCGGCGAAACTATCCCTAAGATTGTTGTGGGTGAACATGTCGAGATAAATAGAGCGAAGATATTCGAAATCACATACGTTAATAAAGACCCAATCAAGTATCAATTGCGTGGTGAGTATTATTACGAGATTCAGATGTCATTAATGGACTACTCTAATGAAGACATCGATTTCACTAATGGCGGCACCGAGCAAAACTATTTGTTCAATGAACAAGACGACATCAACAAACTTAGTACATCTGGCCTTGACGCTGTATTCGCCAATATCGACGAAGACGGTAATGAATCAGGCAATATCAAAGACGTTGTTAAGACGGCTCAAAACCGTGACCTTTATATCGGCGGTCGTGACTTAATCGTCGGCGACGGTGGTGACAGCGGAAGCGGTGGCGGAAGCAACTGTACCAACTGCGAAGAAGACGAAGACGGTAATACCATTTGCACATGTTGTGACTGCGAATGCGAAGATACGGAAAACTGTGATTGTGAATGCAGGGAAGTTGAATGCGATTGTAACTGCGACGACGAAGACTGTGATTGTGAATGCTGCGAAGGCGATAATGGCAATGGTATTTTACCATGTGATGACACAATAGATGGTAAACCATTCCCAGTGCCATTACCAGAAGGTTTAGAGTGCAGTGGTGATAATGATTGTGGTTGCGGTTGTAAAGACTGCGAAGACGACGAAGAAGATGATAACGGCGGTGACGATAATGAGACAATGCCGTTCCAAGTACCTAAAGGGTGGTAATAAGAAATGCAAGGCCAACAACTGTTTTATAACAATTCAACGACGTTACATGCTGTGACGGTTTTTGGTTCATTATTCTCGAATATATACACAGAGAAGGACGACGAATTAACAGCCGTTCCTATCATGTATCAAGGTGTCGAAAAACACCATGTCGCGAGAACCAATGACGACGAAAGAAACATGATTGACCGTCAATTGCCGATGATGTCTTTTGGTATTTCTTCAATGCTTTATGACTCAGTAAAAGTGACGGGCGATGGCGACACCATGGAAATCGAATGTTGCTGCGAAGACGGTAGTAAGAAGTTTACCACGATGCATCCTTCACCATGGATACTTGGTTTTCAATTGAATGTGAAAGCCAAGACATTGACAGAAGGTTTTATGATTATTGAGCAGATTATCCCGTACTTCAAACCGACATTGAATGTGCGTGTAAAAGCGTTCCCAGACCAAATCGGTGAATGTAAGTTTGACCGTAGTGACATCACCTTAGTGGGTATCTCATTCGATAATGATTTCCAAGGAGAATTGGCCACGGCGGGTAAACGTGAATTGACGTGGACACTTGATTTCACCATGACCATCCCTTACTGGGGAATGCTCAACGGCTATCCCGGCTACCAAGTAGGCACAGGCGGTAGTGGCGGTGTAGGCATCGACATCGAAGTGGGTGCGGATTACTGCGGTGACAATGCAGAGAAAATGCCTATCGAACATATTTTCCTTAACTACGTCATCAACCACTTTGATACGACGGATGTTCCAGTGGGCATCCCAGATACCGACGAGCTATTCATGCCAGAAAACGGTAAAGAAGGCCATGTATCGACGACACGTATTGATGTTGTGGATGAAGATGGTGACTTTATTGCTGAAGACATCATTACACAGGGTACGGATTACCCGCGTAAACCACAAGGGTATGATTGGGGCGACGGTGGCGGCGTAGTCGGTGACGAAATTATCGGCGAGGGTCGTTTGCATCCGTTCCAACGTTTCATTGCGCCAGAAGATGTATGGCCAAGTATTCAAGAGGTTGACTTGACGAAGAGTATCGACATCACCCCAGTGAGTACGTCTTTTGAAAGCATTGTGAGTTTAGACTTAGAAAACGATGTGGATTACGACGATGACGTTCGTATTGATTACATTGGTGCCGAGACACGTTACCAATTAAGGAAACAGTACGAAGAGTTGGTGGAAGCAGGTTTGAACTATTACCAATACTTACCGAAGCAACAAGTTAAGTACACGTTCCATCATGCGTCATATCAGGATGTAAACCGTCAAGTGAGTTTGGTGATGGTGCCAAGCGAAGACAACCCGACATTGGTTGGTTACGGTTATCTTGACAACAACCAAAACTTGACAATCGATTCCGACATCTTGAGCAAGCTTGCTGAAGTTGGATTAAGTGACGAATACGAACAATACAATATCGTGACAAGTGAGTCTACAGTGGGCACGGTGATTCCTTACAATGGACACACCCCACAACAGATTGAGAATGCAATTACCATCATCAATGATAACGGCTTGAACATCTACGAGGAATTACCTCGTTACCCAGTGACTTACAAGTTTACTGATAGTTCGGGCATGGTCGAATTCTTTGATGTTCAAATCGTCGTAACAGTGGAAGACGATTCATAACACGCCATAAATAAGGGCAGAAATGAAATATTTAGGAGTATAACAATGACTGGTATCGGTCTAAATTTAATAAACCTTGGTAGCGCGGCTGATTCTGGTGATGGTAGTTCAGCGCGTGAAGGTGGTCGTAGAATAAACAACAACTTTGTTGACATTTATTCTCAATATGGTGACGTTCCTATTGTTGAAGAAACGGCTGACCCGTATTACGGTTGTAGAAACCAAGCGGCGACCATTGACGACTTCAATGCACAGTTACACCCTTCAGGTTTCTGGCAAAAAGTACGCGCCCGAAGCCCCGGCGTAACCCGCTCAGACGGCACCGACGCAAATATGTTTTTTATGAGTCGAGGCGAACAAGTCGCTTTCGACTTTTCTGCTATGGGCAGTAATGAATCCTACCGTATTGTTTTACCATTGGCCAACAAAGGTGACGTGGTAAAAATCCGCGACCTTAACAACACATTAGGCAACGGCAACCGTGTTATTATTTCTGCTTCGCCATATGAATACACTGGCGCGAATATCAGTGAATGGAACTGGGGTAAAGTCAACAAGAATGTGACGGGTTTATTACCGAATGCAGCGCACGTTAATATTGGTGGTGTAAGTCGTTCTTACAAGCCAGTGACGTTCCCTAATACACCAATTCCGCCAACGGAAGCACAAGACGAATTATTCTTCACATCGGCAGGCTTAAACCTTGAAGTGGTTTATGGTGGCGATGACGTTGGTTGGACAGTATATAAGTTTGACCCATTTAATGCGGCGGAAGATTTAAAAGGCCGTGAGTTATTTGAGCGCCCATGTTTCTCAGCAAACCGTGCGACACAAACGAATGGTACACCTACTGAACCGACAACGATTTACTTCAACCCTAAATTAACCAGTACGTTCAAACAGATACCTGCTTCATCGGCGGGGCGTGAACCGTATTGGGAAGGTAGTAATGCGGCGTGTAACACGATTCAGATGGATGACCAATGGTGGGGCGACGGTAATGGTAACTCAGTAATCTTGAAGAACAACTCAAGTACACGTTACACCATCGCCGATTGGGAAATTTTGTTTCCATACCCACAATCATTAGAAGATGAAGAGGATTATACAAGTCGTACAATTACCATCGTTAATGACACGGGCAGACCTTTTGTTATCCGTCCTATTTGGAAGACTCGTGACGGCATTCCATTGAATGGTAGTGATTTCGTGACAAAGCCGACATACGACGGTGTTGTTGACACGAATAAGTTTAAATTCATCGAAGGTTTAGAAGGCATCGACACACAATACGTTCAAGATTTGTTCGTACAGTTTGATGCGTCTGTTCGTAAAGTGAAATACGTTTACTCAAGTCTTTCTAATTACGAAAATGGTAAGGCAAACGGTTGGATTATTACAGAGATTGAGCGTACTAATAAGACGTTAAGTTTCGAGCGTGAATTCTTCATCACCGACACCGTAAACGGTATTACTGAATTACCGCCACAACGTCACGAAAGTGAATTCCCAGTGACACTATTGGATGTGTCTGAACAGGGTAATGTTGCGCGTAATGCAGTTATCAATATCATCACTGGCGAACGTGCATCACAAGACCCATACTTCGACGCTGACGGCGCTCGTATTCAAGCGATTGACATGACGGTTACAGTGAATGGTGTTGAGTATGTTCAAGGCGGTATTGACAGTGCAGACTTCTACCCGTTTTATGGTACGGGTGTTTCATTGACGGACACACAACCGAACGATTACAACAACACACCAAACGTTCATAAGCGTTACAGCTTGTTCAATGGTATCCACTTTAATACGCCACTATTACCCGGCGATTTTGTCACCGTCCGTTGGAAAACTTTAGACGAAGTTGACGTACTAGAAACGGCTGCGATTCGAGACATCGTAGAATCACTTGTACCTAACTTTATCTCAACAGACCAAGACTTAACTATCATCAATACCAACAATGCTTCAAACAAAGGTAGTATTTTTGGTGGCATCATTTCACAAGGTCAATTATTACCGACGGCTTCTATCAGCGGTAACTTTGTGATGGATGAATCTATTTGGGATGCGGGGCGTTACACATCGAATGATTCAACGGTTTCATTATACGGCTATCGTCATAAGCGCAGCTTCGACAGTATCCTTAAACCAAACAGCACGGAGATAATGGAAGGCGAACTTGCTATCGGTTTCCAGAACGGCGTTCTTTATTCACGTAATGATTCGGGTATCGTTGTTCAAATCGGTTTGAATAAAATCGGTGATGATTCTAAGACTGGTTCATTGGCAATAAACGAGGGTGCATTCATTGTAAACTCAACCGCCACTGGTGACGACACTGCAATCAGTGTACCTGAATTATCAACGTCATATTTCGGTGCGGTTCAAATCACGCAATTGAATAGTCGTGATAACCAACCTATTGAAATCGAGAGTGCGTCTTTAGGTGATACCACCGTTACTGGTGTATTGACTATTGAAGGCAGTATCGAGAGTGAGACAAACGGCGACATCGACGTTGATTCACCATTGTCTGTGAATGCGAGCATGACGGTGAATGGTACGATTGGTAGTCCTACGGTGAGTGACCCATTAAACTTCATTTCGCCGATTCAAGTGGGCAATATCTCAGTGAATAATATCACGCCTATTTCGCCTGCGACGACAGTAACATTTGGTAGCGGTTTAACAGCAAGCTCGACTATTTGGGCGAACGGTAATATCCAAAGTTCAAATGACTTGGTTGTAATCGATGACGCAGTGAGGGTGACGGGTGAAGAGAACTTCTTCACATCACCGACGACGGGTATCTACTTCGCGGCTACGACGAAAAACGATGCACCGAGGTCTATTGCAATCAATGACAACAGCGGCGACTTTAGTTTGAAGTCAGGCCATAGGGCGGGTGCTAACCCTTCTCAGGATGGTCAATACATCACATCAAATGATGGTGCGGCTATTGTTAAGATGGATACAGACGGCGCTGACGGTGAAGTGTTCCTTGGTACGGCATTAGGTGGTTTAGATTCAGTGGCGGGGCAACCGTTCACATGGGCATCACATCTTTCTATTAACCCATCGCGCACATACGTCAGTAATGACCTTGAAGTAGAAGGTACATTGAAAATCAACACGCTTCAGTCGTTGATTGTGAATGACCCATTGACTATTTCTGATGATTTAGTGATTAGTCCAACGAATGATTTAGTGACACGTCATATTCGTTCGTCGGTCGATGGCGACCCAGTGGATGCAAGTACATTAGACATCAACATCGTTGCAAGCGACGTTGTATTGAGCGGTAGAGCGTCAGTAGACACAATTGAATCAACTAACCCAAGCAGCAATGCAATCACGTTACAAAGCGATACAGTCGTTGACGCGGCGTATAAATTGAGCGTTGGTACAATCAATGCGGGTACTGATTCACAGGTTGTATTTGAAAACGATGCATACGTTGATGGCACTATTGTATCAACGGGTAATGTGACGACAGAGGCGAATGTTTTAGCTGAAGGTGGTACATACCAATTTGGTGATACATCAAGCGGCTTTGATATGACCCAAGACGGCAGCACGTTCAGAATGCAATTCGCTGATTCGGGTTCATTCTCATCAAACAATGACCGTGTAATCGAAGCGACTAAGAATGGTTCAACTAGCTTATACCATGACGGTACTAAGATGATTGAAACTGAGTCGAATGGTGCGCGTGTTTATGGCGGCTTACGTTTAACGTCTGGTTCACAAAGTCAGACATCGGGCAGTGGTCATTTCCAAGGTGGTACGATTGCGCTTGGTGGTAATACTGGTGGTCGTATCGGTGCGGGTATGCGTGTTGAAAACGACTCTACTATCTACATTGGTCACTCGACAAAGACTGACGGTAGTGGCGAAGGTAACATCACATTATCGACAACTCAGAACCGTGCTATATCGGCTGTTCGCGAAGGCGGCGTTTCATTGTATTACAACAACGAAGAACGTTTAATGACGACTGACGATGGCATCGAAATCAACAAAAGTTTGATTGTTGGTACGGATGGCACAGGCGGTATTCAGTTCGGTGGCGGTACATCAACAAACGTGTGGAACCTTGTTGAAGACAATGGTGAGATTTTCGTCCGCCACGGCAGTGATTTATCTAATGGTAATTCAGATGACTTGAAAATTTTCGACGGCAATGAAATCACTGAAGATTTCACAATGGTATCGGAGCAACAACAAGTTATTGGCCAAACTATGACGAAGTGGGGCACAGTACAGGTTACAACATCTGGTTCACTAAGTGTTTCTTTCTCTATGGGTGATTTCGCTAATACGAATTATAGCATACAGCTTACACCACAGTTAGATGGATTAACCGTCGTTGATATTTCTTACTCAGGAAAAGGAACTAATGGCTTCACTATCCATTGTGATTTAGATAACGCTAGTCTTAATGGCGACATCAATGTTGACTTTTTGGTCATTGGTCAGAAGGCATAAGGGGAGAAGTTAAATGAAAACTAAAAATGCACACATAGCCAAGTCACAAAATAATGCGTTATCTCAGGTAACAGTTGATGGTAATGACATTCTTTTGAATGCACAAGTTCAGGATGGAAGTACGATTGTTACTTCCGCAGGCTTGAGTGTTGACCGTTCATACGTCGGTAAGACTAATGCACGTTTTTACTGGGATGAAGCTACGGAGTCATGGACATCCACTGACGCGATTATTTTCGACAACATTCACTTTGGTTCGATGAATCAGATTAACGTCGAAGTGCGTGGACAAGACCCATTCTACATTGGTGACGATACAGTCAACTTAGGTTTCGATAATAACACGATTCAATCTCGTGGTACATCGTATTCTATCGGCGGTGCCAATGACATCAATGGCTTTTCGGCAGGTACATTATACATCAACCCAGAAGGCGGCGATTTACACTTAGGTAACGTAGGTCGTTCTGGTTTATTCCTGAAGTCATGGAATGTGAACGTGAATGCGGGATTTGATGTGAATATGACATCGGCGGGTGACTTTAACATCAATGCAGAAGATTTTCAGGTGCTTTCTGACATCAAATTAGGTGATGAGAATGCAATACCTGCGGAAAGAAACACGATTGAATTATTTGGTCATGTTTTACACAACGGTGAAGAGATTTCGAACATTTATACGAGCGCATCTTCGCCACAAATCGCCACACATCCTAACTTAACACAGAGTGATGTTTGGATTAACCCAGTTAATGGAGACTTGCACTATTGGAATGGTGCCAATTGGGTGAATGTCGATGACGGCGGTACTTTTGTAGGCGCTTAAAATGTTGCATAAATATAGCTAAGATTAATCAAAGGCTTTACTGAAATGAGAAGAATAATAAGAAGTTCAATTGCGGGGGCGATTCCTAGTCCTACTGAGTTAGGCGTAGCTCAGTTGGGTGTGAATTTAGCTGACCGTATTCTTTACACCAAGGATGAAAATGGCCAAGTTATATCCGTCGGTGGCGGCTCTGGTGGCGGTGGTGGTAGTGTGTACGCTATTATTTCCGATACTGCGCCAACTGCGCCAACGAATGGCATGATTTGGGTAGATACCTCTGTTGAACCAGAAGTGTTGAATATTTGGGGGCAAGTGGAAGGTGTCTGGTATCAATGGGAAACCGACAGCTTAGAAATCCCTGAACGCAAAATATACATCACTGGCATTTCAGCCGTCGGTGGCGGTACGGTGAATGTGACAACCAATGGCTTTGGTGAAGTTATCGCTTTTGAAACGGCTGACCAATACGTCAATGTGACTATCCGTTGTATCTCTGATGAGACATACATCCCTGAAGTGAAAGTTGGTTTATTAGTGGGTAACTCTGAAACCCCAACCGACGAAGTGACTATTAGCAGTGGTTTGAATTTATCCCATGGTTATTGGGTGGACACTATTCAGGTTGACGTAACTAATTTGGCATCGGGTGGTAGCATCATCGCGACGCATTCTAATGGTAGTACGGCTGAAGCTTCGGCGGTGGTTTCTGATTCACCAGTTATTACATCTAACTTCATTGGTGGTTCAAACATTTACCCGAATGCGGCAAATGGACAGACTCACTTTAAGCAAAATGATTCGATGGAAATTGACGTTGTTTCTACGCAGGCATTGTCGTCTATTACGATTATTAATGGTAGTGGCACAGATAACGCACTACAGCCTAAGACGGTTAATAACCCAAGCGGCGGTCAAGTGGGCAATGAGTTCATTTATACGGTTCCAGTTAATGCCAATAGTACAGGTCAAGGTGAGAGAACTTATTCTGTTTCGGCTAAGAACTTAGCAGGTTTCACCAGTAACATTTACACGACATCATCTGAGGCCGTACAAGCCGATGGTGTGACGTTTATTCGTTACGACAACGTTCGCCCTAATGGTAGCTTTGATGCCGCTCAGATTTTCGAGAATGGCGTTTTACAGACACGCACGGCGATGGTTGATGAACCGAATGAAGAAGCGCGTATTGACTTCATCACAAACACGAATGCATACGATGACGAATCATTGTATGAGTACACGTTCACGTCTGGTCAAGACTTCGACATCGTTGACCCGACTGACCCAAGTAACCCGAAGGTTTGTACATTGAAGACGGGCTTTAACACCTATCGTGTTACTGGCACCAACTTGAGTGTGACAATCTTCAAACCACAAAACCAAACATCAAGGACGATTAGTACATTGATTCCTATTGTAGCAGAAGCACCGCAATTGACATTCACGTTTGACGCACGTTTCCCATCGGGTGGTTTAGGTGTGGCTGACCCATCATTCTATCAACCGACTGCCTTCGAGGGTGGTGTGGGTAATATGACGAATGATAGTCCAAGTATTGGTGCGCCACAGTCTTATACGATTCGTGTTGACTCGAATCAGCCTTTGACTAACTTCAGCATCGACCCACAAGCGGGGTATGGTGTTTTAGGTGGCACATGGCAACCGAGCAATGGTAACACACGTTGGACAAATACGTTGATTGTTAATGATACAGATACATCGGTTCCACCAGATGGCGTGAGTGACGGTTCATTACGTGGTGCGGCTCAGTTCCATAACTTACAAGGTATGAACCAAGGTAATGTTGATTTGTCTTCGACATCGCCAATTAACTATGAACAGGAATTAGCGGACGCGGGTGAATTGGATTATTACATCGGCGGCTTTATCACTCGTAAGTTCAGAATCTTCCGTAATGATGCATCACGTTGTTTCGACTTGGGTGTACCTGTTTCGGACATTAACAAAGTGACGGCGACTGTTACCTCTTTAGGTAATCAAAGCATGACTTACAGCGATACGCTTACATACGATGATTCGACTGAACGTGGTGTGTTTGGTTTCACCATTATGAATAGAGAATTGAGATACAGAATTGTCGATGATTCAGGTAATCCTTTGCCACCGACAGACCCTGATTATGTTGATTTGACATCTACAAACAATTTAACAACCGATTTTGGTGCGAATGTTGTTGATTTCTCAGACCCTGCGAGAGTTGTTCAACCTGAAGATAGATACTTCTTCTGGTTAAATGATTTCTTCTGGACGAGTTCATCGGTTGACATCGTAATCACATTAGAAGAAGAGGAATAATCGAATGGACGAGTTCGTAACTCAAGAGGAATTCCAAGCGTTCCTAGTTACCTTTTACACGGAGTTGGGTAACTATCAGCCTTTACAAAGATATGACGGTAGCCCACCATTTTTCGGTAACGAGGGTGACTACTTTTTTGATACCGCCACGGCGACACGTTTTGAGCGTCGTAATAACCTTTGGAACATGATTGATTATTCAACCATCCCAACAATTTACGGTTCATTGATGTATTCATTCCAAACGCCACCGAATGACGATGCCGTGGGTGTCGATGGTGACTTATGGTACAACACAAACACCAACCTCCTATACGGCCCAAAAGCAGGCGGTACATGGACTGGTGTGCCTTCCGTTGATATAGGCTCTGGCGGCGGTGGTAGCGGCGTGGTTAAAGAATACCAAGTTGGCGTTTCCTATCAGCAATTTGACATCATCGCACAAGAAGGTGAGTTATACACCGTTAATACGCTTATTCCTGATACAGTGAATACGTCGTTTAATGACATCCTACCTTACATCTCTATGATTGGCGAAGGCGATGGCACTGGTGTTATCAAACCGTACACCGTTGGTGATTCTTATGTGGCGGGTGACATCATTTCTTACCAAGGTGAGTTATACACGGTTGTGACTGCAATCAATGGCGCAGTGAACACAGGCTTCAGTGACGTACAGAGTCATATGATTGGTGGTGGTATTGCGGCTTATGCAGAACTTACACCATTTAGTGTTGACGACATCATCACATACCAAGGTGGCATTTACCGCGTTAATACGGCAATCAGTGCGGGTGCTAATACATCATTCCTTTCTATGGACGTTACCCCGATTGGTGAAAATAGTGGTATCACGATTTATGCGGCGGGTGTGGCTTATTCTGAGTTGGACTTAATCACACATGAAGGTAATCTTTACCGCGTTAATACAGCTATCACGGACGTGGCCAATACGCAATTCAGCGACGTTGACACGACATCCTTATCAGGTGGCGGTGCGCTTGAGATTTTAAGTCAAGGTGCGAGTCTTGGTAACTTTACCAAGTTGAATTTCTTGGGTACAGATGTACAAGCGATTGCTGATGCGAATGACCCAGACCAAGCGAACGTTTATATCCCATACACGCCATTGGCTCGTGTGTCAAGTAGTATTTCTGCTGTACCCGCGTTACAGAATGGCTTTGCTTATATGGGTGAAACGGTTACTGAGGTGACATTGAATTGGGCGTGGAATGAAACGCCTGATACACAGAATGTTATCGGTACGGGTACGCTTCCGACATTGTTACCTTCATCACAAACTGGTGATGTAACTGGTCTTACTGAAACCGATGATGAGTCATGGACATTGAATGCGACAAGTGCTGTTTACGGTAATGCGTCAATTAATTTCAATCTACGCTTTGCGAACAGGATTTATTACGGAAAATCAGAATTAGCTACTATAAATAATTCAACGGATGTTGTTGGTTTAAGCCAAGATATTATTACCAATAATTACGAAAGAACATACACGACTGGTACAGGTACAGCGGACACATATTTCTACATTTGTGTACCTACTAGAATAGATGGTAATGGTATGGGTTTATGGTTTGATAATGACAACAATGCACCCGTCAATTTCTCTAAAGTGGAAACTGGTATAAGTGTTACAAATGATGCGACATCACCCGTGACCGAAACCTATGAAATTTACAGGTCGGTGACACAATTCGCGGGTTCATTAAACATTGAAGTTACAGAGGCTTAATAGGCATGGCGGCTATAGAAAACACAATTAAATTCACATCACCGATTTCGCCTACGGATACTTTAGATAAGTACCCAACGCATTTTACCGAATATGGTAAAGGCGGTTTCCGTGCGGTGGCTGATGCGGCTGCGCGACTTGCTATTACTGATGCACGTCGTGAAGAAGGGATGTGGGTTTATCAAATAGATACACAGACAGTTTGGACACTGGAAGATGGTATCTTGGATTCAGATTGGACTACCGTTGATATTGGCGGTGGCGGCGGCGTAGGTGGTGCGGTACAACCATATGCGGCGGGAACAGATTACGGTGTCGGTGACTTACTAGCTAATGGCGGTTATATCTACACTGTAGTGAGTAGCATCATTGCGGCGAACAACACACAGTTCAGCGATGTTGAGACTTACGAAATCGGTGGTGGTATCAAAGGCTATGCAATAAATACGTCGTATAGCTTAGATGACATCATCACACATGAAGGCTCTATATACAAAGTCAACGCTGCGATAACGGCTGTTGCCAATACGCAGTTCACTGACTTGGACACGACTCAGTTGGGTATCCAAGATGCACCATCTGACGGCAACATATATGGACGTAGAGATAATGCATGGGAAATTGTTACTGGTGGCGGTGCGGTCACTGAGAATGTTTTAGGACGTTCTTATGATTTTACATTCGCTGATGCGGGTGCGCCATTTTTAATTGGTGGCACCATACCAGAAAATGCTTACATCTTTAGTGCGAAGGTACAAATAGATGACGCATTCGACGGTTCAACAGAAACAACTATTGAGATTGGTACACAGGCAAACGGCACAATCATTATGACTTCAGACCTTGTTGAGGCGGAAGTTAGCGGTATTTATGAGAATGCGCTGATGTTAAAGACTGGTTCTAATGTCACCGAACGACAAATTACGGCTGAAATTTCTTTGGGCACTGGGGTAACTCAGGGTTCAGGTACGATTTTAGTTGAATATTTCATTTAAACTTCTTTTAACTCAATAAAGGTATTAAACTATGACTAAAAGATTCGATATAGATGGCGTAAGCGGTCTTTTACAATTAGGTAAAGGCGGCTTAGTCATTAGCGACAACGGTGGTACGTTTGAAATAGACGGCAATCCGATTACGTTGCAAATGGCTTACGATAATGGAGCGCCTATTATCATTGATTCCACTAGCGGTGAAGTAATTTACTCTGCTACTGGCGCAGGTATGTCAGACACTGACCGCCTTATATCTTTCAAAGATACTGGCGATTCAGAAACGGCATTTGTAAACGCAGATGGTACAGCAAAATTCTCTAGCATTGAGATTACTGATACACCAACTGCTGACACTGACGCGGCAACCAAAGCTTACGTTGATAATGCAATCGCAGGTCTTCAACCAAAAGCGGCGTGTAATGCAGCTACTACTACAAATGAAACGGACATCACTCTTTCTGGTACACAAACAATTGACGGTGTTGCACTTGTTGCAGGCGACCGTGTTCTTGTTAAAAACCAAGACACTAACCCAGAAGAAAATGGTATTTGGGTTGTTGATTCTGGTGTATGGTCACGAGCGGAAGACGCTGACGGTAATCCACAAGGCGAAGTTAGTCAAGGTATGTACACTGTTGTTATCGACGGTACAGCCAATGATAGCACAGCATGGATTTTAACCACACCAAACCCGATTGTAGTTGGTACTACACCACTTACATTCGTACAGTTTGCTAAAATCACATCACCAGTTGAATCTGTAAACGGTCAAACTGGTACAGTTGTACTTGAGACTGACGACATCTCAGACACAGGTCAAACAAACAAGTGGACTACTCAAGCTGACATTGATAAGTTAGCAGGTATTGAGGCAGGCGCTACGGCGGATATGACCGACGCTGAAATCAAAATTGCATACGAAAACAATGCTGACACCAATGCATTCACAGACGCTGATGAAGCTAAGTTAGACGGCATTGAAGCTTTAGCTGACGTTACTGATTCAGATAACGTAAGTGCGGCGGGTGCAACCATGTATGTTGATACCGACGTAAGTGCGGCGGGTTGGGTTGTTGATGAAGACAACATGGCTTCTGATTCAGACCAATTGGTTCCAACACAGCAATCTGTTAAAGCATACGTTGACGCAGCGGCTTCTGGTTCTGTTCAGCAAATCTTTATCACTAATGCGACAAACATCAACGGCGGTGAAGTTGTAAACCCAACTATCACAAACGGCGAAGTTACTTCTATCTTCTCTGATACGAATGACATCCGTGTTGAAGTTACTGCATTAGGTGGTTCTACTGGCTTTATCCCTACAGCTACTGTTGACGCGGTTGGTTTAGGTGCTTCTGTTCCAGTTTCTAACTTCACATTAACCAACGGTTATTGGGTTGGTACGGCTGATTTAATTGGTGCGACAGATGGTTTGATTCAAGCTACTCACCAAGACGGCGACGTTGCAACTACTACATTAACCGTAGGCGCAGGCCCAGTCATCCAAAAAATCGAATTCGACGGCGTAGGTAACGTATACGAAAATGCGGCTTCTGGTTCATCTCGTTTAGCGGGTGGCGTAAGTGTAACTGTTCACATCGAAACTGACGTTGAAGTTGAAACGATTGAATTGAATGACGGTCAATCTTCAAACGACAACGCTGTTGCAGACGGTACATTTAACGTTTCTGGTCAAAATGGCGGTAACTTTAATGGTGGTGGTTACGACTACACTATTACAGCTACTACTCAGAACCACAACACTGTAAACACTACTGCGCGTAGTATTTCGGCTCGTGCTACTGACGACAACAACTTCACTGGCGATTACGCTAACTCAACTGACTTCGGTTCTACTGATGAAGTACACACAGTAATCTGTGATAACGTTGCACCTTCTGCTTCGATTTCTATTTCAGGCTACCCTGCTTCACAACAAGCTATCAAGTCTGGCGAATCAGCGACTGTAAACTTCTCTACCAACATCGGTAACTCAGGTATCTCTGGTACAGCAACATGGTCTACACCATTAAGCCAAGTTACATTAGATGACCTTGATGGTACTGAAGCAACACGTACAGCGACTTACGCTTCTGGCGGTTACAACATTAGCTCTGCAAACGTTCAGGTTGATGTTACTCGTACAGAAAATGGTCGTACTGGTAGTGACACAGACATCGTATTCATCGCTAACACAACACCTGAATTGACAATCTCTGTACCTGCGGCTCGTTTACGTTCAGCACCTACAGGTGAGAATCACCTAATTCAAGTGGATTGTTCACAGCGTTTAATCGACGGTGGTTTTGACTTAACTGCTTCATCTGGTACATGGCAAGGCGCTTCATGGTCTTACAATAACAACGGTACGCAAGGTCGTTTAACTCGTAACTTAGAGATTGACGAAAACCCTGCAAACTCACCTCAAGGTGCTGCAACATTTAGTGCTGCTTCTGGTGTGACTAACTTGGCAGGTATCCCTGTTAATACTATCGCTTCTGGTGATGAAAACTATGTTGTTGGTGGCTTCGTTGCTCGTGCTGTTACTTTCTCAATCAGTTCACCGCCACGTTGGATTGCCGACATCGGTACAACTGTTGTTGACGACAGTAAAGTAGTTGTTATCACAAACGATAACTCACCAAACTACCCAACTGAAACGACATTAACCTACACAGATGGCCCATCCTTAGACCTAAACGGTTTTGCTAGTACACAAGAAGCATTAACCAATGACGGCACTTCTGGTGGTTGGGGTTCATTCCCAAGCGCACCTTCAACATCTGTTCAATACGGTTACACCATCGTTGATTCAAATGTTCCTGAAACATTAGACTTCGATGCGACTGGTCGTTACTTCTTTAACCTAGACTGGAATATCGGCGTTGGTAACTTCACCGCAGGTACATATGAGCTAGTAATTGAGGAGACTGTATAATGTCTGTTTCTGATACTCTATTTAATAACCACGTTGAAAGTAATAACGTAGAATTCGCGAACCGCCAGATTCTTTTAAAAGGTTCTGGCTTACCGAATCTATCTACTGACGACGGTGTAATCAATACGCCAATAGGCACGGTATACCTAAACCTTGACGACTATGCTCGTTTTGAAAGGATTGGTCCTACTAATGCTGACTGGCGTGAAATGACAACAGACCTTACGCCTGCTGAGATTAAATCTCTATACGAAAGTAATGCTGATACCAATGCTTTCACTGACGCAGACGTGGCCAAGTTATCAGGCATCGAGCCTTTAGCTGACGTTACTGATTCTATCAATGTAGCGGCGGCAGGCGCGACTATGAACAACCAGACTGATGTCTCAGGTTCTTCATGGGTTGTTGACGAAGACGACTTAGTTTCGGATTCCGATACACAAGTTCCTACGCAACAATCTGTTAAGTCTTACGTTGACTTCAAGACAGCGGGTGTTGGTGCATTCTGGACATCTGTAAAAGTTGTTTCTGAAGCTGAAATCGACATTTCAACTGGTGGTTTACTTACAATCGACGGCGAAACGTTACTTAACGACGACCGTGTACTTTTAATCAACCAATCAGGTAGTTCTGACTTAGAAAACGGTATCTACTTAGCGAAAGCAGGTTCATGGGTTCGTGCATTAGACGCTGACGAAGACAGTGAATTCAAAACGAACAAAACTGTTTCTGTTTCAAGTGGTTCTTTGGGCGCAGGCCGTGTATATGCATACACAGGTGATGACGACCCTGCGATTGATACCGATGCGATAACGTACACTCTTAAAGAAGAAGCTTCGGCGGTTGCTGACGGTAGTATCACTACTGCTAAATTAGCAAACGACGCGGTGACAAACGATAAGATTGCGGACAATGCTGTTGACACTGACCAAATCGTAAACGACGCGGTAACAAACGACAAAATCGACAGTGTTAATTCTGATAAAATCACTGGTACGATTTTAAACGTTAATGCCGACGCAGGTCCTACTGGCCTTTACGGTGCTGACTCTACTATCGACTTCGAAGGTGGTGACGGTGTTGTAACAAATACTGATGCGGGTAAAGTGGTTTTCCAAGTTGCTGTATCTGAAGAAGTTGTTACGACAGACATCACAGTTACTTCTGATAGTAACTCTTCTGGTGTTTCATCTGAATCAGCGGGTTCAATCATTCGTGTATCGGCTCAGTCTGGTGGTTCTACTATCGCTCTATCACCTGAACCAATTGTTGGCGACATAATGCAAATCACGGACGGCAATGGCGACATCTGGCGTTTCGAAGTTGCGACTGTTGATGACACGACTGACACTTGGGCATTCCGTATGACGGCTGTTGGTGGCACCATTGAAAGAAATGGCGCAGGCGAGAGTGATTTCTTCTTCTTCGCTGACGACATCTTCAATACTGATACAACAACATCGACACTAGTTGACCGCGTTGACTCTGTTGGTAATTCATCATTCTTAGGTTTTGATAATGGTGCATTACAAGTTCAAACAGAAGACGTTGTAACTGGTTCTACAGATAAGGTTCCTACTTCAAGCTCTGTTAAAGCATACGTTGACGCGGCACAAGCTGCTTCTACAGGTATGGACGGCGTTACTGCAACGTTCACACATACTGATGGTACGCTTGACATTGGTGACATTTTACCAGTTGGTGCAATTGTACTTTCTAGTAAAATCGTAATCACCACGGCGTTTGACGGCACCGCACCAACTTTAACAATTGGTACGACGCTTTCATCTGACGCTGTTCAAACAACAGCTTTGAATGACCCTACGACTGTAGGCACATACGCTAATGAACTTGCGTGGACTATCGATGGCGACCGTCAATTAGAAATTGACATTGTGCCAGACGGTTCTACTCAAGGCGGCGGCGTAGTAGTTGTCGAATATTTAGTAGTTTAATCTACTAAAACTTATATTGGCGCTCTTCGGAGCGCCATAAATATAAGTGAGTAAAGATACAGTTTAAGTATAACGCTTTGTTATACATCTAAGGGAATCATCTAATGGCAGTTTCAGACTTACTATTTGATAATCATGTTGAAAGTAATAACGTCGAATTCGCAAACCGACAAATTACGTTAAAGGGTAGCGGTGAACCTAATTCATCATCTGACCCTAGTGTAAATAACGCAACGCTCGGTTCGTATTATATCGACATCGTTGATAGCACCCGTTACGAGAAGAAGGGAGCTACACCTACGTCTTGGGAAAAGGCGGGAGTAGTTGACCCAGATTGGGTGGTGATTTCTACTGACCAAACACCTTCCGTTGAAACGGAATATGTTGTTGACACAACCACAAATCCAGTTGAGGTAACTTTACCTACACCGACTGGTCAAGGTATGCGTTTTGCATTTATACCTTTGAATCCAACTTACGACACTAATCCGCTGACTATTTCTACAGCGGGTGGTGAAAACATCATGGGTTCAGCGACAGATTTAATCGTTGACCAAGTTGGCAAATCCATTGAAATGTACTACATCGACCCGACGGTTGGTTGGGTAGTCGTTGATTATGGCGATGCCGCATTAATAAACAATATCACAACCGACGGCGCTTCTGTACTTATTGAATTGACAGCGGGTGGTACGCCATCGCATACACACGCAGTGGCGGTAACGGTTGATAACTTGATTGCATTAATTGACGAAACAACACCATCGATTGTTGTTGCATCAAGTACGAATGAAGGACACTCACACAATGTCACCGTAGTATATTCGCAAGGTGCCATTCGTGTAACAAACATAGACGCTAACCATGTCGGCGAAGAACATGCGTGGCGCATAGTAAATGAAGACACAGTTTTAAATGAATGGGTAGTTGTTACCACGGCTGACGCAGGCGCGGGTTATCAACTTAGTAATGCAGACCGTATTTTAGCCGATAGTACAGGTGGCGCTTTTGATGTCATTTTACCACTATCGCCAATCGATGGTTACATTGTTCAGATTGCACCATTAGAGCCAACATACGCAACTAACCCAGTGACCATTTTGCGTAATGGTGAAACAATCAATGGCGAGACTGAAGACATTGAAATGAACCAAATCGGTATGGCTATCGAATTGGTATTCGTTGGTGGTTCAACTGGTTGGGCTATTATCGAAAAAGGCGAAACAACGGTCATCAACAATGTAATCATTGACGATAGCGGTATAGTAGTTGCCACACAGCCCGGCAATAACGCCTTCACAGGCAATAACACCTTCACAGGCGATAATACATTTTCTGGTAGTGATACTCACACTGGCACATTAGACCTTACAGGCTCTGACGTGACGGTTCCGTCTATCACAGGTGGTAGCGCGAATAATGCACCCGCCACTAAAGAATATGTTGATAATTCATCACCGACGGACGTTGCCTTCATTAATCAAAGCAACACGTACACAAGCGGTACGAATAATTTCACTGCCGTTGAAGTATTAATTGGAACACCGACGACTAATTCGCACCCGACGACAAAATTATACGTTGATGACTTAGTTGCTTCTAGTGTACCAACTGGCGTTGCTGTATTGGCCGATGAGAACACATTCACTAATACCAACAACTTCAACTCAACAGTGAATATGTCTGGTAATGTGAACATCACTGGCACAACTACCACAATGTCACCAACTGTGACGATTGGTACTAATAATTCAACGGGTTACTTGGAAATTAATTCATTCAGTTCGGTACTTAACTGTTCAACATCAAGCACAATTGATATTGGTAATGGTAGTATTTTCGTAGCGCGTTTTAATCGTAATATTCGTATAGGTGCAACTGACGATTTAGACAGCATTGATTTCAGAGGAACGACAGCGACGTTCGGTATGACGACATCGGTTGAAGTTGATACTGTAATGAACGTCAATGCAAATAACGGCGGTGAGTTCAATATCGTTGATGACGCAGGTTCAACACTTGTTCTTCAAGCGGGTGGTGACTTCGAGGTAACGGCGGGTAACGGCGGCAACCTATGGATACAAGGCTTCAAGATGCCTAATGCCGATGGTAATGCAGGTCAATTACTTTACACCGACGGCGACGGTTCTTTATTCTTCCGTGATGAAGAAGGTGAAGAGATTGACCAAGCTAGGACGATTACTTCTGATTGGACTATCGACGGTGTATGGACATTAAATGGTGATAACATCTTCACGGGTGATAACACATTTAACGGTACAACGCAAGACTTTACTTCGACTATCACTAACTTAGGCGAAACCAACATTTCTGGTGTTTCTACATTCACCGATACTGTTGACATGCGTGACCAAGCGGTTGACCTTTTCACTTACTTAGATTCAGGCCAAGCGGGTTCTACGACGATTGAAGTTGACAAACGTTACCATGTTCGTGTTAAGACCGATAGTGGAACGATTAATTATAACCTTCCGACTGACACGCCACAATCAGGTGATGACAAATTACCATACGTTGAATTCATCGTTACGGGTAGACCCGCTGATGTAACTTTCACGTCACAATCTGGTAACTTCATCGTCAACGGTGTTGATATTGGTACAACCGTTTATGAAGCGCCGAAAGGTCAAACAATCAAGTTTGTTCGTAATGCATACCTATCAGGTAATAGTTCACGTTGGTGGATTATAACGGGTGGCGGTAGCGCATCAACAGACGTTGTTCTTGAGACAGGCACGACTTATACAGTAGATGCTGCGGATAATGGTAAAACAATCGAATTCAATAATAATTCAACCATAACATTGACCATAAATACTGGACTAGGAGATAACTTCTCTTTCACAGTAATACAATCGGGTGATGGTAAGATTGTTTGGGGTGGTACAGCCACTGTAAACAATGTCGATTCACATGTAAGAACACGCGGTCAACACGCAATGGCAACATTCGTATCCCGACTTGATGGTACATTCACGGTGGGCGGTGCGACGGAGGCATAAAATAATGTCAACAGCGGCTTTTAGGTCTGGAATATTAGAATCAAATGAGAATCCAACGCCTGTACCAGTTTTAACATTTATCTTTAAAGTAGATACCACCTTAGCGGGTGGTTCTGCTAATGACACATTCTTCATGCCATTGACCAATGGCGAAGCATACAACATCACCATCGACTGGGGTGATGGTAATAGTGATGTAATTAATTCATCGGCGACTTCTGGTATGTCACACACATACACGACGGCGGGTGAGTATGACATCACCATTAGCGGTACAGCACCCGAACTTATATTCGGTGGCTCTACTGATGTGACGAAAATAACGGCGATTAAGAATTGGGGCAACAACACTTGGTCAAACTTCGAGAACATGTTCGAAGGGGCTACTAATTTGTCTGGATATTCTGCGATTGACCCGCCGACGATTGGTACGGCCACATCAATGCGCAACATGTTCAAAGATAACTCTTCATTGGTTGCAAATTTATCAAATTGGAATACCACTGGTATCACTGATATGTCTGGTATGTTCGAAGGTGCTTCATTGTTTACGTCCGATTTAAGTAGTTGGGATGTTTCTGCTGTCACCACTATGGCATCTATGTTCAAGCAAGCGGATAGCTTCAATGGCGACATCGAGACATGGGTACTCACTGCTTTACAAGATATGTCAAGTATGTTTGAAGGCGCTGATGTATTCAACCGTGATATTTCCACATGGACTACTACCACGGCTCTGACGAATATGGCGGCGGCGTTTAAAGATGCACCACTATTCGACCGTGATATTTCTTCTTGGGAGACATCAAATGTCACAGATATGTCTGAGTTATTTAGAAATGCGGTTTCTTATGACACCGTATTAAGCTCATTGGACACATCGAGTTTATCCAATGCTGATTACATGTTAGCCAATATCAATACGACATCAAGTAACCTTGGTGTCAATAACTGGGATGTCACAAGTTTGACGACAGCGATTGGCTTCATGGAAGACCATGATATGAACACCGCCACTTACAACAATATTCTTAATGGTTGGGGTGTTCAATCTGTGCAGAGTAATGTGACAGTTGATTTCGGTACATCTCGTTACGACGGTCTTGCTTTAATTAACCGTGATGATTTAGTGGATAACCACTCATGGACTATCTTAGACGGCGGCATCGTTATTCAAACAATGATTGCAGGGGGTAATGCCAGTGAGAATGGTTATCTTCGTGGCGAATTTGGTAACTTATCACCTAGAGACATAGGGCCTTACGACATCGACGGTTTATTTTTCGACAATGATATTGCTGTGACGTGTTTTCCTTTTTCATATGACAACGCACTTGTATTCGACACCAATGGCGCGGGTAGTACAGGTTATTGGAGTGATATTAGAATTTGGGAAGGCGCTTCATCTGACCCATCTAATGACCCCCCAACTTGGACATTTTTCGGTAGTGGTGGTTCTGACACATGTACACTAACATACACAGGTGGTCCATTCGGTGATGCCGCTCGTGTTGCTAAGGGTGATGGTGTAGGTGGAAGTGGAACCAGTATTAGATTCACACCCGGTGAAACGTATTACATCGTTATCGTGAATTAATTAAGGGGTAATTATAGATGACAGACATTAATACACCACTAGGTAATATAGCAGTTAAGTACGTCGGTAGAGAAGTCGTTGATTTAACGTCGTCAAAGACTGGTTCAGGTTCATTCGCCGAAGTACCTAAACATGCACGTATAACAATGAACAAGCCCCGTGTGACATTCACTACAGATATAGCAGGTCACATTTGGGTTTACGAATTTAAGACGTACAGAAATACCCAAGTGGAAATGCTTGATGAACAGACTTATTTTGGTTCTTCAACTATAACTAACCACTGCAACACGAGCTTGGCCAATGACGTTGTGACAACAAGGTCATCACCGAGTAATGACACTATTTTTTATCGCAGAACAACCGATGATTGGGAGACACATGAGCTACTAAGTTTCACATCAAGATTTAGTCTTTGCCCACATGGTATGAGTGCTGACGGTAATGTGGTTGTCGGGGCGGCATCTGATAATAACATTCAAGCACATGAATACAGTGGTGGTTCATTGCTCGCAGGTAACTCTGTGCAGGTTGTGGCGGGTACTAATCAGATACGCGGTATTGAAGTTTCAGGCGACGGTACGCGACTGGTGGTTGGACACCTTAATGGTACAAGTAGACGTTTGAAAACTTACAGCTTATCAGGTAATACCATAGGTTCACAGATTGCGAATAAGGTGGTGTTTTCATCATTCGATGGTTATTCGCAAGGTGAGTTTGGATTAACGCACGACGGTTCGCAAATGTTTGGTATATGTCAAGGTGGCGACACCTTGGGTTACACTTTGACTGGTACTACTGAAAGTACGTCCAGTTGGGATTCAATCATGGTCGATGGTGGCACGGGTTCAGTGTATGACTCACAATTTGGGTACGATTATTTTTTACCTAAAGGGGCGACTAATTCAATACCAATCATATCATACAAATCGGGCACTGGCTTCTATTACATCATATACCCAACGCCAACGCCAGAAGACACCTTTGACTGTGACTTCGACAATATGGTTATGCACGGAAAAATCGATGAGAACGATTTAACTTATGGCACCTTGAATCCAATTTGGGTTAAGCCTTATAGCTTCAGTGAAGTGATTGTGTGCTATTACGATTTCGCCTTATCCACTAATGTACTGAGAAAGGTCAGTTACACACCATTGTCGAACGGCTTTGAATTGGAGGAATTATAAGATGACTGACGTTAATACAAATGACGGCTCATTGAAGTGGGTTGGTGTTAATAAAGTGCTACCAGACAGTGGCGCGGGTGATAACGCAGTTGATTTTGAGCCATATGCATATGGGATTGATTTCTCACCAGTGAATAAAACGGTTGCTCTTGCAAACGATTCAACTGGATTGGGTTCTGTTTATCGATTCAAGGCTTACAAAAACCAACAAAGCTTCTTGCGTAATGCAACTTTTAACACATCATGTCGTATAAGCAATGACGGCACAAAAATAATGGCTTATATCAATGGTACTCAACGTGTTTACTATTACGACACATCCGTTGATAACGATTGGTCTTCTAGCGGCTCTGTTATTTTATCATCTGGTCAGATTAGAGCATTCGACCTTAACGAAGATGGAAGTTTAGTGGCGGCAAGACACCAGTCTGACCAAGCCATAATTGAATTACGTGAGTTCAATGGTACTGGTTTGGCACTTCGCTCAAGTCGAGACTTGGCTACATACGCACGTATTCAACAGATTAAAATTTCGGCTGACGGTTCGAGAGTTTTTGCATTGGTTTATGAATATGTTCAACAGGATTATAGAATATATCGAGCTGATATAACTGGAACCAGTATGGGTTCTTTCTCATATTACAACATTGTGCCATTTTATAGCACCAATGATACAACGATGGCGGTTTCATATACGGGTGATGTGGTTTTTTATAACGACTATTTTGCAAACGATTTGTACTGGAATGTGGGTGCCGTAAGTACACCTAGTTCCCCAGTGGTCATATCAATGGAATCCGAATCATGTACAGCATTCTATGGCTCATACAACTTCGCTAAAAGTGATGGAAAGTATGTACCTATGGTTGCTTACCGTGGCGACGACGATTACGTTCGTTTCGTTTACCCGACATTGGATGATAGCACAACTGGTTATGATATGTCAACATTGATTCAACATGCGAAGATAAATGTGGCGGATTTGGAAACAGCTTTCGGCGATATTGTTAATTACATCGTTCCATTTAGCATGACTGAAATGATTGTTTGTTATAGGGGAGAAAGCTTTAATCACAAGGTGGTTAAAATGGGATATGAGCCATTGACGGGAGGTATTAGGTAATGAGTAACATAGTAGTGCCAGATGGCACGTTTAGAATGACTACCGTTGATTTGACGGCTGACACCGAATACCAAGAATTCGTGGCCACCGATGGGTTATGGGTGACTGATGAAAACCAAGTTTCGGCCAATGGTACAAGTAAAGTTTTGTTTTCTGGATACCGCGATTTTATCAATGGTGCAAACATAATAAATTACAATGTTTATTACACAGATTTTCAAAGCTATGGCAACACAAGTGGTGTTACTCGTTTCAGTTACAATAACCAGTGGGGTCAAACTGTTTCAGCGAACAAAGAAGGTAATATTGTTGCTTTGGGTCAAGCTCTCGGTAATCTGGGTACAAATAATAATGCTCGTATACTGGCATCATCTGATGATTGGGCGACATTTGACATTGACATCACAATTGCTTTATCTGATTTCGGGGGTTCATATCCTTCGGTTGGGCCTTTAGTTTCACCCGACGGTAATGTTGTCCTTGTACCGAACACACCAAGGATTTTCAGCTTATGGTATTTCAATGGTACAACATACGTCGATAGTGGCGAAAGTTGGTCTTTTGGTTCAGTGAGCATAAAAGATTGGGATTTCGCTTTAGATAACCCAAGGCGTTTTGTGGTCAACGTAACCTCTAATAAATATGTATTTGACTTCGATTATGACCAAGGTAGCGGCATAAATAATCTTACGATAGTTGGTAGAAAATACAACACGGCTGATTTCACCGTCCGTGCCAGAATAACCAACGATGGACAATACCTATACGCTTACGAAGGCGACGAAAACTTTTATTTCATCGAAGCCGAAGGCGTGGACACATCGAATACAGTGTGGCGAAATTTTGGCGACACAGACTACAGTGGTGGTACAGGTATCACCGCTTTCGATTTAAGTTACGTTATGTCGTCGGATGGGCAAGTTAGTGTTTGTTATAGAGACAATAGTGATAACACTTGGGTTGTAAAAACGGTAACAGGTGATTACTCATCTTTGGTATTACCCACCCAAGAGTATACGACAATAGCTGAAGCCGATTTACCATGGGGTAGCGGTTACGATTATCATGTTCAATTGAATAAGCATAATGAATTACTAGTATTCGGTAAGCAAGGAACGGCAGGCCGATACACAAGAATAAAAATTTAATAAAGAATAAAGAGAATAACAATAATGAGTAAGCCAATTTCAGATTTCATCTACGGTGATGGGTCAACAAATTTATTATTGAGAAAGCCATGGAATCCTTCATCTGGTGCATTCCCTACAGATACGTCTGAGGGCTTCGTATATGTCGCAGAAGACGACGGTACAGTGAACACAGAAACGTTCGTGACGGGTGATTCTATTCTTTATAAGGATGGCGCATGGGGGCGTTTCGGTAGCTCTTCTGGCGGCGGTGGTCTTGTTGAATATGAAGTCACTGGTTCATCAATAGTTTCTGATAACCCAGTTGATTTCGAAACCAATACAGCTTTAATTGTATCAAATGGTTTAACAGGTCCAGACGCTAATGCTTCTTACATCACCGAAGAAATCACAGTCACGGGTGACGGTCAGGCCACTGCATTAGGTAATCCATTCGACGTTGACATGGACTTAGATACATTCTATTCGGTTTACCTTGAACTTGACCCGTTTGTGACGGCTTCTACGGACGCTGCGATAGTATACGTTATTCAATTCAATAGTGATGATTTCGTCATCAACCCCGCTAATGATAAGTTTGTCATTTTAGCCACTATGCAATTAAGTAGCACTGGTGGTGAAATTGACATTAATGGTAATAATTACACTATACCTTCGATGGCATCAACTAATACCATTGGTTTCAAATACCGTTACAACAGCAATGACACCATGGATATTGAGTTGTACATCAATGATATGACAACTGATGTGACTGGCGGTACTATCGTTGGTATCCCTATTTACGGTGGCTATGCAACTGCGGCTGAAATGACTGATGATAACGCATCATTCGTGGTTTACTATAATAAATCAGGAACCGATACAATCACAGACTACAGTCTAAGAAATGTTGTACCTACGCAAACTATCGCGGGTGCCCCACTTATCTTCAATGAGTCAACATCATATACACAAGATGATTTCCCACCAGAAGTACAGGGTAGTTTGGCGTTAATCACTGGTTCACCAGTTGAGTCTGATATTATCCCAGAAGAAATCATCTACGTTGAAGATGCAACAGATTACACTCGTGTGTCTAAGCCGTACAGCCGTACATTAACTTTAACAGATGACACCAGTGAAGTATTACCTATTGCAAAAGAATACTACCGTGAAATCGTCAAGTTGGATACATCTAGCTTAACGGTGCCTGCTACAATCGGCGGTATCACATACTCTAATGGCGACATCGTATTAGTCGATGAAAACGGCGGTGTTAATAAACTAGATGGTTTATTCGACCCGAACGCGGCATCACCGACGTTAGAAAAACTTTTCGTTTATGGTACATTCAACCAATACGCTCCATCGGATGCTTACTTCGATGAATCATTATTAGTGGCTGACTTAAATGATTATCTAGCCAATGTGACGGGTGGCGGCTATCCTACAATCAATCTTAATCAGTCAATGAGTTTATCATCAACGGATTACGCCAACCTCGATTGGAGTTCGGTGGTCATCCGTGGTAACTACAATGACCAAAATGACGCTAGTTCTAGTCCAGTATCCATTAACATGAGTGGTGGTGCAACATTTGGTAGTAATTTGCCGATGTTTGATAAGAAGGTGAGGGTTTCATTCAATAACTACACGAACAGTGACCCATTATTGGATTTCACAGATTCATCAAGTCGTTACATTGGTAATGTTTTCTTGGATGGTACTGGTGATGTGTCACATTATATCATCCAGTCAACTACCTCTGTTTACTTATACCTTTATGGTGACATCACATTAAATGGTTCATTCAACTCTATTAATAATAACGATTGGTACATTTATGCCAACGGTCATAACGTTAATATAGAAAGCTTTACATTTCAAGGTGGTTCATCGTGGAAGCTTAGGATTAATGATATGGGTGTGGGTTCAAGGATACCACTTGAGCAAATGTATCATGATTTCAGTAGTTACGGCATTATCGCCAATTTCATAGATGATGGTAATTCGCAGTATGGTTTCATAGAACCACCTTACAAATATTACTTATTGGATTCATCACGAGGTACTTTCTCAATAAACACAGAACGTGCCAATGTGAATTATCGTTTCTCTGAGGTTTCTTCATCGGCGGGTACGGCACAACTTACATTAAACGCTTTCTCGCCCGACGGTACGGTTGTTGAATTCAGTAGTGCCCGTGTTGGTACAGCAAGTGGTTTCACATCTGTTTATACAGGTAGCTCATCATCTGGTTTCTACTTTCATAAAGATGGTGTGTCAACGGGTAGTAGTACGTTCAATTTACCGAAGACTGGTAACGACAACTATAGGTTCGTGAAGATTGGCCAAAACTGGAACATCTTCGACTTAAATGCCGTACCTGATACAGGCAGTGATGAAACCATCGTGACAACGGGTACTAGTGTTTCTAGTATTGTTGTTCAAAATGGTGAAAAGCATTTAGTTGATTCATACTTCGGTGCAAGTAGAACGAATATCACCTTTGGTTCAGATAACCCATTGGATGCCGAAATATCTATTTCTGATATTGTATTGGATACACGTACACCGACATTAACTTCACCATCTGGTAACTGGATTATCAATGGCGTGGATAGTGGCTCAAGTACATACACATCAAACATTGGTGATAACATTCGTGTTATCAGAACGTCAGTTGGTACGTTCTTGTATGTTGCAGGTACTGATGCGTATGACCCAACATGGAGAAGGGTGGCATCGACCTCTTTAACAGGCGGTTCAATTTTGGTTGACGACCGTGTTGTCATAGCGACTTCTGGTAACAGTGGTATAACAGCCACAAACTGGTTCTTATCTAGTGCAGCGGATTACGATGACACATCTTTCGAAGCTGTCATTGAACAAAATGGCTCGGTGTTACCAAACTTCACTTCGAGTTCTACGATTTATGTCAATGGTGTAAACCAAGGTACGACATGGCCAGTTGATTTTGATGGTCAATACGTCAAGGGTGTTTTCATTAACTCAACTTGGTACTTATCAGTAAGTACGAATAAGTCTTGGAATAGAGTAACGGGTTCTACGTTAGCGACATACACCATCGGTAAAGATGAGAAGATAGTTGCGAATGCAAGTAACTCATTAACGCCTACTTCATTCATCATGCCGAATAACAGTGAGTACGAAGGTTACTCATTCGAGATGATTATTGATTCCGATGGTACACTACCTAACTTGACATCACCTAGTTCTATTTTCGTGAACGGCGTTGGCGTTGGTGGTTATACCGCTGAATTCGATGGTCAATATATCCGTGGTGTTAGAACAAATAGCCAATGGCACTTATTCGCTTCATCTGCGGGTGGCCTTACTGAAGATTACACAACGACTGGCGACATCGACATTGAATCAACGTCGGTTGGTACAGGTATTACAATCACCGCACAGAACGCTGACCTTACATTAGAAGCGCCGAACCAAGGTGCCGTATTAACTGGTAGCTCAGCTTCTGTAACTGGTAATACGGTTGCTTCTATTACGTCAACAACTGGTCAAGCGATTGTTTCAGGTAGCACGAACGTGAGTCTGAATCAACAGACTTCGGCGATGACTGGAAATGATTCAGCATTGTATGTTGCAACGAAAGGTTATGTCGATGACAGTATTTCAAACTGGCGTGTGGTTTCTGGTACAGTTGCTACAGATACAATTGAAGTTGGCGACCGTGTTATTTCACAAATTACTGACACAGCGGCAAGCTCTACTTGGATTTTACCAGATACAGCTTCATACGATGATACGTCTTTTGAGTTGTTAATTGACCAAACTGTAAACCCACTTTACTTACCTGAATTTCAGGCTCAAGGTGGCGACACTATTTACGTCAATGGTTTGAGTGAAGGTACAACATATCAGTCTAAATTCGCAGGTCAATATATCCGTGGTGTTAAGTCTGGTACTAACTGGAATTTATCGACGGTATTCGACATTGACGGTACATTAACTTCGTTTGTTAGTGATGGTAATATTGATATTACTTCTGCGCCGGGTTCTACTGCCTCTTTCGTAGGTGGTACAACAATGTACGTTGCGGGTGGTACTGGTTTAACGTTATCAAGCGGTAGCGGTTTAATGAATCTTCTAAGTGGTAATGGTGTTCAAATTACAAGTGGTACAGGTAGCTTTACCGCCACTGGTGCGAACTCAACTATCACGGCCTCTACAGGCGCGGTGACATTGAACGCGAACACTAATATCAGTCTTGATACACAAACTGAGAATATGACTGGCGGTGACGAAGACCTTTACATCGCGACCAAGAAGTATGTTGACGATAACGCGGGTAGCACAGATTTAACAATCGATGAGCATAGCGTTAATTACACTGTACAGGCATCCGATGCGGGTAAGGTTTTACGCTTCACCAATACAACGGCGGTGGATTTGACTGTACCTGATAGCTTACCTTTAGGTTTCACTTTCTCAGTGGTTCAGGCTAATACTGGTGACGTTAATTTTGTCGGTGACGGTACGGGCGGAAATGCTTTACTAAATAATACATCGAATCATACAAAAACTGGTGGCCAATACTCACTTGTTACATTCATATCTGATGTTGCAGGCGAATTCGTATTCCAAGGTCACACAGCATTATAATCATAAGGTGTATTAATTATGAGTTTAGTAGTAGCGGCAGGCGCTTCTTTCGATGTGAGAGAAGTGCATACCGATTTAATTTTTAATGTACAAGCGACCACTTCATTTTTATCCATCCCCCTAGATACAAGCGAGCAATATGACTTTAGCGTTGACTGGGGTGATGGTAATGTTGAATACATAAGACCTAGTTTCGGTACAAGTGGATTTGGCCACACATATGCTTCTAGTGGTTTGTATACTGTGACAATCAAAGGGGTTTTCCCTAGTATGCGATTTCAATTCTTCACAAGATTAACAGAAATTGTTCAGTTTTCATCGCAGCCTATACGTCTTCTAACATTCCAAAGTTCATCGAGCTTACATACAATAACATCAACGACTCAACCGAATTTCGCTGAAAACGCGAGTTTGGCGGGTTGTTTTGCAGGCGCGTCATCTACATTAAGTACAGGGTTAGATATATCCGCTTGGGATGTTTCTAACGTCGTTGATTTCTCATCATTCGCCAGTGGTGCGAACAATGCATTTAATCCAGATATATCAGGTTGGGATACAAGTTCAGCGACCGATATGTCTAATATGTTTAATAACGCCGATGGATTTAACCGAGACTTGAGTGCTTGGGATGTTTCCAACGTCGTTGATTTTTCACGTATGTTCCAAAGTAATTCAGGTTTCAATAGCCCTATATTTACTGTGACATCAACTGCCGAATCATTATATTATATGTTCAGTGGGGCGACAAATTTCAATCAATCGTTGAACCATTGGGATACATCAAGTGTCACTGACATGAGTTACACGTTTAATAGTGCTTCTAATTTCAATCAACCATTAAGTAATTGGGATGTGAGTAGCGTATTGGATTTCAGTAATACTTTCGCTAGTGCGGTTGACTTCGACCAAGATTTAAGCAGTTGGGTGGCCACTGACGCGCAAATAACATCCAGTATGTTCTTTAATGCTCAGTCATTCAATGGCTCACTAGCTAACTTCGGTTTCGGTAACGTAACCAATGCTAATTCAATGTTTTCTAGTGCTATATTTAACGGCGACGTTTCGGCATGGGATGTGTCATCACTTGTGACAGCGATTGGTATGTTCACCAGTTCACAATTCAACCAACCAGTGAGTGCGTGGACACCAACGTCTTTGGAATTCGCCGATTCGATGTTTTCTAATGCGAATAGCTTCAACCAAGCTGTAACATGGTCTTCGACGGCACTGAAGTCTGTCACCAATATGTTCAGTAACGCTAATGCGATGGATTCATCCGTGGCCAACTTAGACGTTTCTAGTGTTACTGATTTTTCTGGTATGTTCCAAAACTGTAATATCTTCAATCAGGATTTGAGTACGTGGGATGTTTCATCTGGCGTGAACTTTAACAATATGTTCAACAATGCTGACTCATTCAATAACAACCTTGATAATTGGACGATTAATACTAGTGCGCCCGTTGATATGCAGGGTATGTTTAGAAACACAAGAGATTTCAACCGTAACATATCCGCATGGGATGTATCGCAAGTTACCACATTCCGCGAGATGTTCGCCGATACAGTTGCGTTTAATCAACCTCTCACTGGATGGACGACGACGAATGCGACTAGTTTCTGGTCTATGTTTGAGGATGCGAGTGCATTCAACCAAGATGTAAGTTTCTTTGATACAACGAATGTCACTTCGGCTAGGTCTATGTTCCAAGGTACGGGCAGCTTCGACAGCCCTATACCTATGTCATGGCCTGCGGCGGCATCACTTAGTTACATGTTTAATAGCGCAAGTGCTTTCAATCAAAACATGGCCAATTTCTCATTCCCAACTGGCATTGATATGAGAAACTTTTTCGCAAATACAGTTGTATTCAATAATAGCGTTGCCAACTGGGATTTAACAAATTGTATCATAAGTTCTATGTTTTCTGGCTCCGATGCGTTCAACGATGCATCCATTAACACATGGACGACGGTTGGTTGTACTTCATTTTCTGCAATGTTTGCAAACAACACAGTATTCAATCAGCCGTTGAGTAATTGGGATACATCATCGTCAACAACGTTTGATTCGACGTTCATCAATGCGACATCATTCAATCAGGATTTAGACGCATGGGATGTTTCTTCGTCTTCAACATTTAATTCGATGTTCAACAATTGTGAATCATTTAATGGTAATGTTGACAACTGGACGTTCAAAACCACTGGTAACATTTCATTCTCTAATATGTTTGCATATTGTGATGTATTCAACCGTGATATTACTTCTTGGGTTGTTTCTCGTGTGAACACAATGACTAGTATGTTCCGTGAATGTTTCGCCTTTGACCGCAACTTATCGGGTTGGGATTTCGCAAATAACCCTACACTCAATAATATGTTCCAAGGGTGTACTTCATTGAACCAAGTGATGACGATGGATATTTCCAATACAACAAACTGTGTCGGTATGTTCCAAGGGTGTACATCATTGAATTCATCTATAGATGGCATCACTTTTTACAGTGGTAGTTCTACTCTTACTATGAATACTTTCTTGAGCGGGTGTACAAGTTTCAACCAACCAATAAATTTAAACATCACTAAGACGAGTGGAGCATTCAATGGCCAATCAATGTTTTTGGGTTGTGACGCTCTGGATTCTAATGTTTCCTTGACCATTAATACATCTGGTAATGTGACTATATCTAGGTCTTTAGAGTCATGTGATATTTTCAATTCGACGGTGACATTGAATATTCCAAACTCAACGAATATCAACATGCAAAGCTTCTTGAATTCATCACCGCTATTCAACCAAGATATAAGTGGTTGGGATATAGATGGCGTACAGGTGGCGACAAGTATATTAACAGGTACTGCCTTCAGTACAGCGAATTATGACACATGGTTGCAGACAATAGCGGCCAATATAAACGACTACCCCGACACTTCCGTGACATGGACTTTCCCTTCACAGTATAGTTCGGCTCGTCAAACTGACCGAGACACAATTACAACCTACGGTTGGACATTGAATGACAGCGGTTCAGTGTAATAAATAACAGATAAAGAAAAATCAGAGGGTTCTGGGATGAAAATAATATCAGTAAGTAGAAGTGATTTGAAATTACTAATCACTGATACAGAAAATGGTGAAACACGTAAGGTGAACTTACCGTTTACATTTTCCGTAGGCGGTGTATGCCCGAATGGAGAAGGTGGCGTTCACATCATAACACACGGCGACGTTTATGAATTATCGGCTTCTAATTTATCTCAGAATAAAATAGATATTAAACCCGCCATTAAATTCAATCATATGCAGTGTCATCAAGTGAAATGCGTTGATGAAACCATGTATTACGCCGACACCAACGATAGTTCTATTAAAGACATCGATGGTAACGTGGTGTACAAGCCTTCTCACTTAAATGGCGATGAGCCTATGGATTACATTCATTTGAATGGTTTTGAGCCACACGACGGCGGATATTTCGTGACAGCTATGGCTTACAATTCCTTTTGGAAAGATGATTTCAATAATGGTCGTTTATGGCACACCAGTGACGAGGAAACCTACGCTGAAGTGCTTTTACCACATTCGCCAGTTGTTTATGAAGATAAGGTATATGTCATCGAATCTGGCACAAGTTCTTTATTGAGATTCAACTTGGATATGACCAATAAAGAAGTGATTTCAAACCACTTCAAAGGCTTTGTGAGAGGCTTGGTCATCCACGATGGTTATGCATACGTTGCTACTTCTAATATCCGTGAGAAGTCATCATTTGTTGATTTCATGAAAGGTCAGAATGCATTCAATGGTTCTGAGTGTGCCATTTGGAAAGTTGACTTAAACGACCATAGTAGAGAAAAGCTTCACACATCGGGTGTATTAACCGAAATTTCAGACATCTGTTTAATAGATGGATAAATTACAATAAATAGGGATATTAACAGGAATAACTTTCGGTAAGAGAAAATGACAAGAATTTCAGATATATTTTATGGTGATAACACAACCAATATAATCCTTAAAAAGGAATGGTTGCCATCTACGGGTTTGTACCCTACAGATACCACTGAAGGTATAATGTACATAGCCGCCGACGACGGTAATGTATCTGGTACAGATTTTTCCGAAGATGATGTAATCATTTACAAGGACAGCGAATGGGTTGCTATTGGCGGCGGTGGCGGAACGGAAGTTATCGTTTCAGATACTGCGCCAACTTCACCGACTGAAGGTACACTTTGGTGGAATTCTTCTGATGTGGACGGTGGTTCTTTATATCTTTGGTATGTTGGTGAGGCACCCAATGTTCCAACTTGGGTTCCTGTTTCAGGCATAGGTAGCGGCGGTGGCGGAAGCTCAAGTGTTGTTAATACACTACGTGTCATTTCACTTCCAACTTACGCAGATGATGCTGCGGCGGGTTCGGGTGGCCTATTGACGGGGGATGTCTATAAGACAGTCACTGGTGAACTTAGAATTAAATTATGATTTCGAGAATAAAAGTATAAAGGTAATTTAATATGGCTAGTTTACAATTTCCAGACCCAAATGTAGAAAATCCGTGGATTGCACCGAATGGTGTAGAGTATGAACATGATGGTGTTAAATGGAATATCGTATCGGGTGAATTACTCGAAGAATGGATTCCAGTTGCTAATATTAACACCACACAATTAGCAACAAATAGCGCAGATGTAACAATATCACCCGATGGTAAAGTTGCGTCATTTGCGACTAACCCTTCGCCAACGCAAGATTTCACATACGTTGAGCCGTTTATTTCGCATTCATATTCGGAATACACAGGTTACTATTTCAAGATAGACCCCAGTAATTTAACAGCAACTGGTGGCTCGCCTGTTTTTAATTTGTATTTGATATTAGGTAATAGTCAGGTTGATATTAATACCGCTGATGCAACAGACCCCGCTAATGGTGTAGTTTTAGCATTTAATGAAACCACTTTCGCAGACGGTGGTGCCAATGGTATCGGTAACTTAGTTGTAGGTGATACGTCTGGTACACCTATTCCATCTACTGCCTATTCTGCTTCAGACGTTTTCTACATTGGTATGAAAGGTGCTGATATTATTTTAAGACAAAATGGCGACACAATTGCAACACACACATTAACAGATGTTGACGCATTAAACAGCCTAGTTCGTATTAACACATTCGGTTTCTTCACGGGTGGTCAAGGTGATTTTAGTGGTTACTTAGACATTGATGTGAATGTACCAGACCCATTGTTCACAGAAGGTGCAGACACACTATACACAGTTAATGAAGTGGCGGTTGATGAGAATTCATACCCAGTCGATAGAACCGATAAAACGTTTATCATCCGTGGTTTAGGTCAGGTGGCATCCACCGTAATCGGTGATGTAACAGACGGTTCCATATTCACATTCAACGCTTCTGATGAACCCGCTTCACGTACCGACATTGAACCAAACGTACCAGTTGTTTTATCAGAAGATGGAAACGGTGATATTGTTGCTGACATCGATTGTAACGTTCTAAGAATGGATAACGGTAGTATTCAAATCGGTGGCGAAATACCAGTTATAGCGGGTTGCGGATTTACGATTGAACCAAAGGTTATGTATGCCTTTTCATTCACCAACCGTGGTAACTCAGTTAAGTCACTAATGGTTGAAGAATCTTCCATTGGTAGTCCACAAGTTATTATCGATAACGTATCATTAGACATGACTCAATATGCAAATGGCGACCGTGTTACATTCACATCTGGTATTGGTTCTAATGTTGAAAATTCACCAGATTCAGCTAATGTTGATTTTTTGGAATTCGGTGCATCTAATACAGAAGGTCGAGCGGGTAAAACTAATTACACACTAGTTGGCGATTCAACAACCGCTGTTGACCATCTATCTGTAAACGATGGGGCTAATTCCACAGCAAAGTTGGAAATGTATTCAAGTGTGACTGGCTCTAACAACAGGTCTACCATTATCTTATCATCCGATGTTAATGATATGGATAGAATATCGCAAGATGCGGATAGTATTACTCGTTTATCCTACACAAGTTCGGGCAATGCGTTAGCACCTAACCGCAGTGAAGTCACAGATGTACAATATATCAGCGATAACAAAAGTGACCCTTTGACAGAATTACAACCTATGGTGAACTTTGGCAACACCGCAATCGCGGGTGGCATGACTTCACCTTCAATTTGTCGTCTTGGTGAAAATTTAATTGCATATATCGATGGGGATGTTGGTTCTTTAACGGCTTATGAATTCACAAACGGGTCGTGGAGCGCCGTAGGCACACCATTGGTTATTGCTGATTCAACAGATGCCATGTTGTGTGAATTATCAATAGCCGACAATCGAATAGTTCTATTCACTAAGAATACAAACACATATTTGAGATGCTACAACTGGAATGGTACAACATTTAGTCAGGTGGGTAACACTGACATCATTGGTGTATTGAATTACACATCAATTACATATATTAGCGATAATAATTTCACTTATGTGTTTGATGGTTCTAATGGTGTTGTTATGACATCATTCGACGGCACTGACTTCATTACAGAACAATCAGTGAGTTTGGATAACTTCACCTCAGATGGCACGACTTTATGTGGTATGGGTAATGGCAAAGATGTTGCCATGTATGACCGTATTAATGCTCAGTTATCAATGCTGCGTTTAGACTTTGAAACCAGTTCTAATGAAGCATGGTTCCGTGGTGAGATAAGTCTACCTATAACAACGTTGGGTTCTTCTGCGAGTGATTACGAGTTGGTTTATATTAGACAGAATACAGTTGCATTAGTTAATGATGATGTTCCAAACCTTGATGATGTGCTTGTATTTGAATTTGATTACATTACCAATAAGTGGTCATATTTAGATGAATTGGATGCCAATTTTTCCATCGCTAGTGTCGAGTGGATTCAGTGTAGCCAATGTGGGTAACGGTAAATTCGCATACACGAATATAACCGATGATAATTTATATTACTACACTTTCCTTAACGAGATTAAGAGTGAATTGGTATTACAATCAGACCCAGTTACACCAATGGGGATTTCAACTAAACAATACTCGGATTTAAGAAACCAAGGCGCGTTTACGGTTGATTTCACACAATTAGACGCAGGTACATTCAATGTTGGTTCCGAATTACCGATTGGTGCAATTATAACTAAATACATGGTTAATATTGACAATGCCTTTGATGGTACTACCGCGACACTGACGTTAGGTAATACATCGGCTGCTGATGCAATCTTTAATACAACAGTGGTTGACTTACACACAAACGATTTGTATGTGAATCCATCCTTTAATAAGATTACAATTTCTGATGAACAACAGACATTTGCGACACTAACTATGGGTGATGCAACCGTTGGTGGTGGTAGTATTTTAATCGAATACTACATACCATAAATATCAAAAATAAACCTAACTGAGGATTGAATACAATGGCAGGTAAGAAAGAAGATTCATCTCTCAAGAAGAAGATTGAATTAGCTGCGGCTATTGTTGGTTTCATCGGCACAATTATCGGTGGTGTCATCGCCGTGGAAACACGATACGAGACATCAACAGCTTCTAAAAAAGCCGATGAAGATATGCATGTGAAGGCGAAAGCTCATACGGATGTTATGGTAAAACAATCCAATGATGAAATAGCCGATGAAATAAAATACTTAACCAAGAATGTATTGGAAGCCAAATTGGATAATACGAATTTGGAAATTCAAATCATGAAAGGTAAGCCTGAATTCACATGGACAACCATGGAAAAGCAGCAATTTGAGTTCCTTGAAAGAAAAAGAATCCACCTAGAAGAAGCTCTAGGATACTAAGACAAAGAAGACCCTACTCAATGTAGGGTTTTTCACCTTTCATCATATAAAATCAACCACTCATCATTTATTCATTCCGAAAAGTTTACGTTTTTCGAAAAACCCACTACTAATAAAAGTATCTAGTCCAATCATATTCTTCACCATGCCATTGCGGTAGCCACACCCTCCCGCTTACTTGTATTTGATTTTCAATTGATTTTATTGAACCCCTATTGGTTTTAATGATTGATTGGGTTCGCCATAAATGGCTCACAAGAAAAAACAAGTTTTTTCATCACCACACTTGACGACCTAGAAGTAATGTGTAATACTTACTATGTTGATTAATTTGAGGAGAATGGAAATGAAAGTTTATGGTGTTGTCGTTGAAGAAACAGATGGCCGTAGAGTTGTATTGAAAGAGTACAAGTCAAAGGCCATGTTTGAAGCGGAAGAGTCATGGCTTGATGAAAAGTTTCTACTTGTTGGTACAAAAAAAGAACTTGCTGAACGATATGAGCCTGATTCATATATTCATCGTTACACTTCAATCATTGAATCACCAGAATTACTTGCTGCTAAACAAGTAATAGCACGTCACCTGAATGGTGAGAAAATAACTTCACTATGGTATGGTGAAGCATTGCTATCACATGGTGAAGTGAAGCACGTCATTGAAAAAAACTACCCATACATCCAATTTGAATCACACGATGATGTTTTGATTATCTCTAGCCGTGATACTGGTTTTTCGCAGCGTGTTGGTTTAAAGACTGAATACCTGTACAACTTCGGTAACGTTTTAATGGCCATCATCAACATTATGATGGAAGATAAGAATGTTTCCGAAAATGGTTTCAAGGCGTATAAGTAATCACTATGTTGGATAATCAAAAATACACCAGTAAATATTGGGTTGCTCACTTTGATAACCAAGAAGACATCATCCCAGAATCAATGCGGAAGTCCTTTCACGATGTTGAAAAATATCTTGATGAAAACTTATCCGATGATTGGCGTGAAGAATTCCCAGAAGTTAAAATCTCACTGATTGAAGTCAAACCCTACCGAAAGGAATTCGTAGTGGTTGCTGAATTCAGTGATGGTTGTTCATTCTTTGGTGATGAAACCTTTGCTATCGTATCCAATGACGAATCTATTGATTCGGTGATTTCCTTGGAAATCCATATTGATTCATTGGCGAAGAAGGCTAGGGAAAACAACCAAGCCCAACTTGAATTGTTTGGCACCATGCATGACGTTGATAAGTTTTGGG